CATCTATGTCTTGAACATTAAGGTCAGCTCCTGCTTCAATTAAAAGTTTAACAATATCTGTATGTCCATTTTTTGATGCTATCATTAATGCTGTTTCACCATCACCGTCTTGAACATTGAGATCAGCTCCTGCATCAATTAAAAGTTTAACAATTTCTATATTTCCTTTTATTGATGCCATTGACAATGCTGATATCCTGTCATGATCTTCTTGAACATTGAGATCTACTCCTGCTTTAATTAAACGTTTAACTTCCTTTATATTTCCATTTTCAGCAATTTCATCAATTAATTCACTCATTTATAATATATATTAGAAAAAAAAAACTATATTGTTAATTTATTAGGAATTATTAAAATTTCTTTGTCTTAATGAAAATAATTTATAATCCATTTATATATTTACTTAGATTTTTTTAGATATCTTTTCTTTTTAGATTGCTTTTTCTTTTTAGAACCGATTTTTTTTTTATATTTCATTTCTTCACTACCTAATGATCTAGAATCTTTATCAACATAAAGTTCATAAGAATCTCTATCAATTGAACTACTTCTACTATATCTATCAGAAGATTTTTTAGATTTTGGTAATTTAGATTTATTTCTAAAAGATCTTTGAATTAATGATGCAGCCGATTGTTCAAATTGATCTCTTACAGCAGGATTATTTCTCGCTTTACTACGAGATTCATCAATCTTTTGAGCGCTTCCTTTTCTACAAGATCCTACTTTACCTTTAACTTTTGATGCTGTATAATAACAATGGACACCATCTTTAGAATAAGCATTACATTTAATGGGTTGTCCATGAAATTTAGTACAGGGCGATGGACCAGAAGATTTAGCAGCAGATTTATCAGCAGATTTAGAAGGTTTCACTTTTTGATCTTCATGATATTGAGACCATGCTCTCTCTGTTTTAGATGGAGGTTTATCATTTTTCTTAGCCACAACCTTTACCTTTTTACTAGACGGATTTAATTTTTTCATCAATGAATCAATATCTAAATCAGATTCACCTGAAGATAAATCACTAGATTGAGATTTTTCATTATCTAAATATTCTTCTTCACTCATAACTTTATTTAAATATTTCACTTCAGATTCATAACCATCTTTCATATAAAAATATTCCTGTATATATTCTAAATATTTCTTAAGTTTAGGATGAACTGCTTGATTTTGTATAATATTTGTATACATTACATCAACTATTTTCATAATTGTTAATATTTTATTTCTGTCTATAGACATTTGAGAAGCAGGATCAAATCCGTGATCTGTAGTACGAAATCTATAATGAGAAATATTTGGCATATTTTCTAAAGATCTTCTTTGTCCTGTCCCATATCCATCACCACCCCAACCAAGTTGAGTATTTAATAATAAACCAAATATATTTAAATTTCCCATATTTCTTTCTATATTTTTCATATTTAATTTAACATTTGAATGAACACCATTTACTATTGGACCAATTTCAGCAGTATAAGCTGGTGAGACAAATGTTACTGCTTTAATTCTTTGACAAAATTCAACATCTTCTAAACATTTTAATAATATTGCTCCTCCTTGACTTGTAGATATTGCTACAACTTTAGCATCTTCCGGTAATCCTTTAACTCTTTCTAATATATATTGATATTTTTCATATGGTGTTGTCTTTTTATTTGATCCCATAAGCATTTTACCATTTGATAACAATTCATCAGCGTCATGACTATAATAATCTGGATTAACTAATTCAACATATTCTCTTTTTCTGAATAATCTAAATATTTCTTGTTGCCATCTAGATCTAGATTTTACTTCTTCTATCATTTTTCTTTGAATACTTGCCTCATACGTGGGTATGGTTTTTCCTACACCTTTATGTAGAGGTTGACCTATTCTATCCATAAACTCCACATCTTTTAATGAATTACCAATTATTAACTTAGAGAAATCATCATCAAACCTGAATGGTCCAAATAATCCATTAGTGCCTGGTATACATAATGAATAAATAGTTTCACTATTTATATCATATGATTGATGTTTTTTTAAATCTCTATAAATTTTCGCTGTTTCACCTAATCTTTTTCTTTTAGTTTTAGGTTTTCCTTTTTTAGAACTCATATTTATAATATATATTAGATATTTATTTTTGTAAATTTGAATAATTAATTAATCATAATAAAAAAAAATGGTAATCATTACCATAAAACAAGAATATGAAAAAATCTATGAACTACATCAAAATATTGATATTGAAACTATTTTAAAAGAACATAAAGAATTCTTTCTTAGAAAATCATTAACATTAGACGATATTTCAGATATTAAAAAAAGATATATGAATACTAAAACTAAAAGATATATATATGATTCTGTTATATATTATATTGATAAATATTTAAACCGGTATATGTTATCATTAACAAATATTTCAAAGATATTCTTACCAAATCTATTAAATCAAACGCATTCTAAATTTTATATAGGTGTTTCTGATGAAGGGATTATTAATGGTATTCCTATGTGTATGGATATGATTGATAATTTGAAACAAGATTTAGAAATTAAAATGAATGAATATTATGATAATATATTAGGATTACATTATAATAAAGGTAATATAGAAATTATAATAGGTGATGAAACTTATTATGATTTCAGTAAATTAATTAATATATTAAAAAAACATACTAAAATTAATATTCATATTCTTAAAAATAATAATCATAAAAATAAGAAATGTGATGATTTATTAAATAAAATTAATGAAGCATTAGAAGAAGAAAAAATATATTATAAAGATTTAAATAAATATAAATTATTAAAAAAACAAAAATGTGATTATAATGATAAATATTCACAAGCATTTCATAAATTAATTAGATCTAATGTAATGGATGAATTTAAAGAATATACAAGTATTTCTTTAACTAAATTTAATAATTTATTAAAAATATTACATGATAAAATAAAAGAACATGATGATGTAGAAAAATATTTAAAAAATGGATTATATATTGATAAATCATTATATCCTGAAGATAAAGAATTAGATGAAGAATATGGAGAATATATGCATTTATATTTAGAAGAATATAAACATTTTAAAATGATACAATTATCTAAAAATATTGTTGTTAAAGCGTTCCCACAAAAGAATCCTATAAAAAAAATAAATCCCATTCTTAAAAATATAAGTTGTTTCAATGAATATTTAGATATGAATTATATTATGATAGAAATAGAAATACCATTTATAAAAGATAAGAATGTATATATTGTATCAAAAAAAGATAAAAAAATATTAAAAAGAGGCTATACAAATGATATGAATATGCCTTGTACTATTTGATTAGTTCGCAAACTAAATTTGACATTTTTTTTTAAATAATTTATACATAAAATTTAAAATACATAATACAAATATGGGAAATATCAAAACAAAATTCGTTCAAAACTCTTACATATTTCTTGATATTGACGGTGTTCTTAATTGTTCTACAACTAGGACAAATGACAGGGAAACACATATGCCTCAACATGACCTTCTTAATAATCTAAAGAAGATATCGGATATAATCCCAAATACTGTTATCATATTATCATCAACTTGGAGACTTACTGTTGAAGAACGAAGACTTGTAGATATATATTTGGATAAGATTGACCTTAAAATATCTGGATATACTTCTGATAAAAGTGTAGATGCTTCTGGAGATCGTCCAGCTGAAATACTTGAATATATTAATATCAACAAAATTAATCAACCATGGATAGCAATAGATGATATGGATATGCTAAGAATGTCAGACCAATTAAACGACATTAATTTCTGTAGGACTGATGATAGATATGGTTTAACGTCTGAAAAAGCAGATGAAGTCATAACAAAACTTCTAAATCAAACAAATAAATAATTCATTCATCAATCAATTCTTAATATTTTTCAATTTCAAAAACTTCTGATAAATCTTTTTTTATATATTTAATAAATGTTAATTTAATATATTTGTGAAGTTTATATTTAGTTTTAATGTAATCCATTGTTTTATTATATTTTTTTACAGTTTGTCCATTCATTTCAATTAATTCCATACCAATACATATTTCTTTATTATTATCAGCAATACTATCTTTAATAATATCAGTTACAATAATTTTATTATTAATATTTTCATAACAAATACCAATAGGTTCTACACCCTTAAACTCTATAGCCTTTATCATAGATGTAGATTTACCCCGCTTAACATCTGTTAATATAGGTACAATTATTTGATCATAGTCATTCATATTTATTGGTACTGATTTTGATTTAAACATAATATTTATATAAATTATATTTTTTTATAAATCAAATTTAATATTTTATAAATATATATGAATAAGATTAAAAATAAACGATTTAATTTACCAAAGATTAAAAGAAATATAAATGAAATTGAAGTTAAAAATATAAATGAAATAAATATTGAAGAAAGAATTGAAAGAATTGATAAAATTAATTTAAAAAAAATACAAATAATTTCTAAACAAAATTATTATGATAATATTAAAAATCATATGATAAATTATATTAAAAATAATAATAATATAAATTATTCTAATTGGTTAAGTGAATTTAGTAAAGAAGATTATAATCAAGAAATTATAAATAAAACTAGAAAAAATGAAATATATCATAAAATATGGAATAGTATTATAATAGAAGATAGTGATTTTGAAGTAATATATTAATTATAATAATTGTTTATAGCTAAACAATTAACACAATCACACTGTAATATCTTTTTACAAGTTATACAACATATATATTCACTACATTCATCCCGTTCATAACTTGTTAGCTTCAAAAGTGTTACTGACATTTTATAATCATTCCCGTTATTTAAGTCTAATTCAGTATAATACAATGCTGATTCAGGTGATTTAACAATAGTTGTTTCAAGCATTGATTTAATTTTTTTTAATATATCTAATTCTCCATATCCATATCCAATAGAGGCCACATTCCATTTTATATCAATAACATTATATTCTAATAATTCATCTTTAACCTCATCTATAATCATATCACATAAATGATATAATATCTTATCATATTTAGATTCATATAATTCTGATTTATTTTTATAATGTATTTTATTTTTTATTTCTAAAGTTAATTTATTTTGAACTTCATCTAATTCCTCGTTTAATTTTTCAATCATAATCGCAGATTCAGGAAGTGTATCCATTATCTTGTTTATCCTTTATTAATTATTCTAATTCAACATTTTCAAATTTATTATGTCTTATAGGACTTGTAGATCTAGTTTTAATCGGTGCTTTAAATCTATATTCTATATCTTTAGGTGAATTAATATGTAATTCATATTTATTATTATTATTATTATTATTATTTGGTCCATTATCTATTTTTAAACAAATAGATAACAAGTTTCCCATATTATATTCTATATATATAATATATAATGTATAATTTTTATGTATTCCTTATCATACTCGCTATAATTTCACCAGTCGCTGCATACAATAGAAATAAAATTTTAAAAGATATTTCAGTACCAAATGAAGTAATGTTTACATCAATATTTATTTTAATAATATATGGATCATATCAATTAATAAATAAAAATAAATTAATACCTGATGTAAAAAACAATACATTAAAATATTTAATATTTAATGGTATTTTAACATGTGTCGCATTATTTTTAGGCGGATTAATTTTAACAAAAGAAAATGTATTTAAATATAAAACATTACAAAAAAGTGTATATTTAATCATATTAATTATAATAGCAGTTTGTGTATATAAACAAAAATTAACTTTCAAAACAATATTAGGATTATTATCAATAATAATGGGTACATATTTAATAGATATAACAATTTAAGGATTATTATCAGGACATATATGACCTCCATTAGGATCGCCATTATTATTTCTAGGCTTGTGATATGGACAAAAATATTTCTTACAATTTGGACAATATGATTTAGTTTCATGACATCTATTACTATTTATTAATGGAATTCCACCAATTAATGGAAATACACCAATTCTTGCTACGTCTGTTTCTAATATTTGACAATACCTTTCTTCAGAAGGTTTAGCAACTTGTTCTGGTTCTGGTTCAGGTTCTGGTTCAGGTTCAGATTCAGGTTCTTCACCTGATTCATCCGTTTTATTTTTATCTAATTGTGTTTTCCATTTATATATATAATAACCTAATAAAGGTGTAACAATACTAACACCACCACCAATTAAAGCTACAATAATTTCAACAGCAACCATATTAATATATATTAATATTTAAAATTTGATTATTTAACTTAATTAAATTAAAAATTAATAAATGGACAATGAATTAATTTATAAAATAAATCAATTAAATAATAAATTAATTGATTGTGAAAAAAATAATGTATCAGAAGATAATTTAAATATTTTAAGGTGTGAATTATATAAAAATAAATATAAATTAGAAAAATTTAAAAAAGAAGAAATTAAAAAAAATTATTATAAAATTGTTAATTTATTTTATGAAGAAATAATTGAATATAAAATTGAAATGAAGCGAGAAAACTTGGTTATGTCACATGATGATATTTATTTTGGTATATTAAATAATGTTTAATTAATTACTGATAAACAATATTCTTCTGTATATTCTATATTTTGTCTAATCTTATAATTTTTTTTATTATATTTAAGATATGTTCCATATGGTCCTAACATAATTTGAATATCTTTATTAATTTTAATAGGATATTTTAAAATAATTTTACAATCATCAATAGTTAATTCATCTAATGTTTTTTTATTAGATTTAAGATATTTATCAACACTTGTAAATTTCTTATTATATAATATATAAGGTCCATATTGTCCTGTACCTGTTTGAACTTCTTTATTTTTATACATACCTAATATATTTTTAGGTTTCTTTACTTTATTACCGATTTCTTTTAATACAATAGGTAAGAATGAATTATATACTTTATTTATTACTAATATCCAATCTAATTTTCCATTAGATATTTTATCTAAATCTGATTCAACACCAGATGTAAAATCTTTATGAATAATATCATGAAACTTATTATCTAAATAATTTAATACTTTATTACCTAATTCAGTTACAATAATTTTATTTTTCATAGTTTTACCTTTCACTTTATTTACTTTTTCAATAATATTATTCTTTTTATCTAAATGAATTACATCTTCTTCTTTATCATCTAATTTAATAGTTTTAGTTAATGTATAATTTCTATTATATAATGTTGAAATAATTGAAGCATATGTTGAAGGACGACCTATACCTGTATTTTCTAATAATTTAACAATAGATGATTCATTATATGGTTCTGGTGGATTAGAACATTTATCAAAACAGGAACATTCTAATAATTTATATTCATTCTTAAATTCAACTAATTTATTTTCTTTATCTAAATTTTCTTTATATATTAGAAATCCTTTAAATTTAATTTCTTTTTGTTTTGATGTAAAATATCCTAAATTTTTTGTATTAGAATTACATAATTTAATAGAATTAACATTATATATTGCGGGTTTCATATGTGATTTAATAATTCTATCATAAATCATTGTATATAATTTAATATCATCTTTAGAAAATTTATCTTCAGATAATATAATATTTTTTAAATCAGTTGGTCTAATACATTCGTGTGCTTCTTGTGATCCTTTAACTTTTTTTGTTAAAGGAACATTATAATATTCTTGACCGAACTCATTAGATATATTTTCATTAAGTAATCTTTGAAAATCTTCTGATACACATGTTGAATCAGTTCTCATATAAGTAATTAAACCATTTTCATATAATTTTTGTGCTATATCCATAGTTTTCTTAACATTAAATCCATAAGATTTCTGAGCGTCTTGTTGTAATGAAGATGTAATGAAAGGTTTATCAGGATATTTCTTTTCATCTGATTTTTTATTTTCAATTACTTTAAATTTTCTATCTTCTGAGTATAATTTAAACATATTTTTAATATAATCTTCATCAACATCTTCATCAAATGTATCTTTAAATACATATTCAGATTTTTCAGATAAATCTTTAAATTTACCTTGAATATCAAAAGAATATTCAGGTTCAAAATTATTAATTTCTTTTTCTTTATCAAATAATAGTTTTAATAAAGCACTTTGAACGCGACCCGCTGATAAACCACGTTCTTTAGTATTAATATTCGCCCATAAACACGGTGATAATTTATATCCAATTAATAAATCAATAACAGATCTTGCTTTCTGAGCATTCACTTCATTCATATTAAGTTTAGTAGGATTATTTAACGCATTAAGAATAGCTTTCTTAGTAATTTCTCTGAAAATAATTCGATTATTAATATTAAAATCAACATTTAAGATATCACCACAATGCCATGCGATCGCTTCACCTTCTCTATCATCATCTGCTGCTAATATAACTTTCCTATTGTTAGAATATTTTTTAAGATTATTAATAACATCTTGTTTATTAGGAATTACTACAAAAGGTGGTTCAAAATCATTATTAATTTCTATATCTGAATTAGCCCATTTAGTATTTAATGTTCTGACATGACCTACAGAAGATTTAACAATATATGTTTTATCAAGGAATGATTGAATCTTTTTGCATTTAGCCGGAGATTCAACTATTAAAATACTCATTATTAATTTTTATAAAAAAATATTATAAATAAATTCAAATTTATTTATTTAGCATGTAATATTGTAGCTCCATAATATTCTAGACTACTACCACCACCACTCATTTTTCTAGATTTTCTACTTTTACTTTTATTTTTTCTTTTATATACACTACTACCTCCTCTCATTTTTCTAGATTTTCTTCTTTCAGTAATACCACAACCTTGACCTCCTCTCATTTTTCTAGATTTACTTTTACTTCTTTTAACACGTTTAGATAAATTTTTGACCATTTTATAATATATATTAGATATTTATTTATATTAATTATTATTACATTTTTTACATTTTTTTTTACATTTACATATTTTTCTTTTAGAACATTTACATCTTTTATTTTTCTTAGATTTACCACCACTCATAATACCAAAAGTTTTCTCAATCCATTTAGGGTCATTATGATTTCTCCCAGTAAAATTTTTCACTTTATAAGAACCTTTCTTTTTTAATTTATATGTTTTACATTTCTTTTTCTTAGATTTACATTTCTTCTTTTTAGATTTTTTGTATTTTTTTTTAGATCCTTTGCTATTAGATTTCATATGTTTTCTTACAAAATCTCTTATATCATCTGGTTCTCTAGACCCTTGATGATCTTCTATATGTTCTCCATTCATAAATAATCTAATAGTTGGGTAAGAAGACGCTTCCATACCTAATTTATCTAATTCAGTATCATGAACTTTCATCATATGTAATTTATCAAATTCAGATTCATGAATTAATTCATTTTCTAAAGTATTTATAGTTGGTTCTAATCTTTGACAATGACCGCACCACGGAGCAACCATAAATACAATTACAGGTTCAGATTTTAAGCATTGTTTCATAGGATTAATATTATGATGTTCATTATTTCCAGTTAAATGTAATATTCTTTCAATATCCATATATATATAATATATTTATATTATAATTTAACCATATTTTTTTTCTAATATATATTATAAATATGCAAACATTTGGATCAAGAAGACAAGTATTTAATGGTAATGCTCTAAAAACTAATGGTGGTTTAAGTAAAAAAAATCTAAGAAAGAATAAACATGGTCGCATTGTTTCTGTTAGAGCAAGTAAATCAGCAAGAAAACATAATAATTTAAAGAAAGCAGGTTGGACTGCTAAAAAAGGTTCATTCGGTGCTGTAAAAATCTCTGATTTAAAAAGAGTAAAAAAATCTAAATCTAAAAGTAGAAAAAGACGTTAAATAATTTCTAATAACTAGTACTTGAATTATTTATATAATTTTCTACTTGTTTTTCTTTATATGATAAAATATCCTCTATACTTTTAATATATGTATTTTTTAATTCTTCATCTTCAGAATTATTTATATAATTTAAATTTTTATAAATAATATATATTTCATCATTATCCCATATATTTTTTAAATTATCTATTAAAGGTGATTCTTGTTTACTAATATCTTTAAATTTAGTTAAATCATTTGTTTCTAATAAATCTTTTATCATAGTAATATAATGTGATATAGAATGATATATTATAGTATTTTCATCATATACTGAGTTTAATTTTTCTAATCCTATAATTAATTTTTCAAAGAAATATCTATTCATATTAGAATCTTGTATATTATACCATTCAAAACCTTTTAAAATAGGTGAATATAAATTATGAATATCTTCTCTATTATCACCATAAAAAGACCTTAATATACCTTGATAAAATGTTGGATCATTATATAAGATTGAATTATTTTGTATAGATATTTTAGTTCCATTTGGTTTATATTCTAATAATATTATTCTCATAATACAGCTAAATGGTTCTAATATTAAATTTCTATTATTCATATTATTATAATTAAATGATAATATATTTAATACATTTAATTTAGGAATAAAAAACTCCATATATTTTGAATTATATTTAAAATATTATTAATTTAAAAAAATATGATTAATAATTATATGAAAAAATTTAATTTAGATTCATTAGAGAAAACTTTTTCAAATATAAATGATTTATCAAAAAATATAAATGATAAGAAGAATAATATTATTAAAAAAACTTATAAAAAATGTAATAATAAATCAATTGAAACAATATTATTTTTTATATTATTATGTTTTGAAAATGAATATGATAAAATATCAAAAGAATATTATAAAAATATTAATTTTTTTTCAGATAATTATTTAATAGGTTCAGATTGGTATATAGGACCAGAATATACAAAAGAATATTATTTTAATCAATTAGATTTAGATGTTCAATATAAATATACATTTTTGATATGTTTATTAAATTATATGTATGATAAATAAATTTATCAAAGATAAATATTGTATGATAAATAAATTTATCAAAGATAAATATTGTGTTTATCACACGTTTCTTGTATCGCACCTTTAAATCTAGTTGTTAATGGATCATATGTTTCATATGTATCATATCCTTTTATACATTCTTTTACTTTTGAACAAATATTGCAATTACAATTATTAGTTTTTAATTTTCTTTTTTCATCAGGTATTTCATATTCTAAATCTTCATCAGAATCTTCATAATCTTCATCATAATCATCAATATCATTTAAAATATTATCAGCAGATTGTAATGAATCAATCATATCTTCGTCTGATATTGATACCATTAATCTATATATTAATCCACAAATAATATGATCACCTGTTAGTTCTTCTTCATCAGAATGTTCATATATAATTTTAGATATTTTCATAGCAGAATCCATTTGTGCTAAATATACTTTAATAATATTTTGAACAGCATCTTCTTGTTTTTGTTGAAATAAATCCATTATTATTTTAATAAATAAATATATTTAAATAAATTATTCAAATTTAATTTTTCTTTTTAACAGTATCTTCAACATATTTAGCATATTTTAATAAGAATTGTTTATTAACTTTTTTCTTAATATGTTTAACAATTTCTTTACTAGTTACATCAGGATTTAAAACTCTATAGTGTAAATACATAGTAGACCAAGTGACACATAATCCACTATAAGCATCATATTTTGCTTGAAATCCATATGAAGGTAATAGGTCTTTAGGAGAAACATATTTATATTCGGGAAAGAATTTTTGGAAATATTTTTTTAATAATTTATCAGAAATATTATAAGCACCGACTAGACTATCCATAGTTGTTTCTTCGGATCTTTTACCGTGAGGTTCAAATAATTCAACAGTTTTTTCCTTAGTATCTAAGATTAACATATTAGCATGAGTTCCAGGTTTATTTTCAACTATTAATTGAACGGATACAGCAATAATTCTTTTTTTACATTTTTTAATCATTTGATTAAATAAATTTATAGATACTTCAGGATCAACAGGTTTAACATTTTTTGCCATTAATTCACTTGTTTTTAAATCATCTTTACTTAAAACTACTTTTAAAAAAGATCTCATCCATTTTCTACCAACATCAGGAATACATAATACTTTTTTAATATCTTTTTCTTTTTTCATTATAATATCAAAAAAGTTAAATATGTTGTCATATTTTTGATAATGATAATGAATTTCACCTAAAGTAGCCATAGATCCCATAGAACTTTTTTTAGAAATAGGTACGTCTATTATTGTCATATTTAATATATTAATATATTTTTATAAATTTGAATATTTATAAATTACATTATTAAAAAAAACAATAATATGGGTTTATGTAATTTATTCATTAAAGAACCAACTATTAAAACTTTAGAAGAAATCTTAAAAGTAGGTGTAAAACCTAATGATCTTCATTCTGTATATTATGATTTATCTTTATTACATATCAGACAACCATATGAAACTATGAAATATCTTTTAGATAAAGGTGGTAATCCTAATTTAACAAATGGATTAGGATTGACACCTATTCATTTCCAGAAAGAATATAAAACTATTAAATTATTAGTAAGTAGGGGAGCAATACCTAATCCGCGGGATATTTATGATTTCACACCTTTGTACTGGCAGAAAGATCCAGAAGCTACTGAATATTTATTAAAATATAATCCTATAAGAAATAATTATATATTTAATATAGCAGATTATGATAGAACTCACCCTTATATGAAAATGTTAATAGAAGGTGGATATGATCCATATTCAGAAAAGAATATATCAATTACTCCGGTATTTCTTCAAAAAGATTTAAAATCATTAGAAATATTATTAGATCATTGTTTTATAAATAGTATTACTAATTATGATATAGCACATGAAACATTATTATTTAAACCCTGTATTAATCCTAAAATTATTGATTTATTTGATGAAAATAATGATAATATGAGTCATTGTAATGTATTAGGAAATACTCCATTACATGTTCAACATGATCCTAAAAATATTGTTAAATTATTAAGATGTGGAGCAAATCCTAATATAAGAAATTTAGACGGTTATTCACCAATAGGATATCATTACACTAAAAATAATATATTATCAGGATTAATTATAATTAAATATACTTCTGCTGATATTATTATTAAAAATTGGAGGATATATTGGTTTAGAAAAACATATATTCCTCCTAAAAATTATAGAAAAAAAATGGAATTATTAGAAGATTTAAAATTATTATCTCCATCTGAATGTGGGACATTTCCAGGTGGAATAGATTATCAAAATGCATTAGAAGAATTTAATAAATATGCTAATCTACAATAATAGCCGATATCTGGGTTCATCAGTTAACCTATTTTCATAAAATTTTTTTATTGTTTTAACAACATCTTCTCTTCCAACTAGATTCATACTAACTCTATAACCTACCATACTATTTAAAAATTTTATACATGAATAATCTAAACTATTATTAAATTTATACATTTTACAAATTGTATCATGATGATGTTCATTTATCTTAATACCAAAATGAAATAAGTTATCATGAAACTTCATTGCTTCTTCTTCTCTAGATAATCTAACTTGTTCACTAAGCATAATTGACATATCATTATCAAGAAATCTCAGAGGTGAGTTTTCCATATTCTTTTTTAAAAAAATATAATATATTATTCAAATTTATAATTAAAGATTTTCAATGTAATTATTGTGTATATCTTCTCCATTACCTATAAATTCTATATTATTATCTACCATATTATAAAAACCTATTTGTTCACCTGTTTCAGAATCGATTACTAATTTATCTGTTTTATTAATATAATATTTAATATCTTCAAATATTATTTCTGGCCATTCATCATCTTCGTCGTCTTCTAGATCCAATTGTTCAAATTGTGAAATTTCTTCAACAACTACTTCTTTAATAGGTTCTTTTATAACAGCTTCTTCCTTAACAGGTTCTTCAATAACTTCTTCTTCCTTAATAGATTCTTTAATAACTTCTTCAACAACAACTACTTCTTTAACAGGTTCTTGAACAACTTCTTTAATAACTTCTTCTTCCTTAATAGGTTCTTTAATAACTTCTTCAACAACTACTTCTTCCTTAATAGGTTCTTTAACAACAACTTCTTTTTTAATATTCCTCTTTTTCTTATCTTTCTTCTCTTTCTTCACTTTATTCTCTTTCTTCTCTTTCTTCTCTTTCTTCTCTTTCTTCTCTTTCTTCTCATTTTTTTCTTCTTTTTTTATTGTATCCTTTTTATCTTCTTTATCCATGACTTTTACTGGTAAATCAACAATAATTAGAAAACCTTTTTTATAATCATTTCTGATATCATCAGATTTACCGCCATTATCTTTAAACTCCTTGTAATTATTAGAAGTTTTATATAATTCATATGAATCATATGAATTTTTTCCACGTTGTTTAGGATTTTCTTGAATGAATTTAATTGGACTTTCAGGATTCTCTTTCAAGTATTTGAAAGGATTGAATACTGAATTAATTTCAGTCATGATTGAATTTTTGTCTAAAAAAAATGATAACAAATTTCAAATTTATTTACGAATCTTCGCATAACATGAATTCAGGGATTACTTCTTTTTCAATTGTAATAATATTTTTTTTATTTTTTTTATTTTTATTCTTATTTTCAATATCAATTAAATTTTTTAATTCAGCAACATTATTTTTATAATACATATAATCATTATAAAATTCAAGGATATATTCAATAGTATTATTCCACCATACTTTATCTCTATATACAGTAGATAGTTCATATCTAGTAATTTTCCACCATTTAGTTTCAATAATATTATATCCTAATTTAATATGATCATCAATCCATTTAAGATATAGGTCATCTGATAATAGTAGTTTAGGATATAAATATGATAATTTATCAGGTGGATCGCCTTCTTTTAAATAAGATATAGTGCAACCTTTAGGTAAATTATCACTAGTTTTACCATTAATAGTTGTATCATAATCTTTTATATTGGGATATGAATAATTATGTGGTTTGCTATCATTAAATACGTCGTTTTTATAATCTGTAAAATTATCATATTCTTCTACTTTAACTTGTAAGAAATCACATTCATCTAAATCACATACTTCAAGTTGTCCTTGCATTTGCATCCAATAATGTTTAGGAACAGATTTAGTAAATTTTCTTTTAGGTGGACACTTGATTTCAAGCATTCTAGAACAAAATTCTGGTGGTCCTGTATCATCACAAATACCATCTGGAGAAGCACCGAATATAGGAAATACTGGATGAGGGATTAATCCAAATTCTTTAACATTAGTATTAGTGATTAATTGATAGAATAATGTAGCAATTTCTTCATATTTAACACCCCATTCTGTAATAGGATTACTTTCATATGGTCGTGGATTAATTTTATCATAAATTAATTGATTTCTAGAAGTAAAATGGCAATCACCTAATGCGGCTGCGAATGAACTAGCTGTTAAAATATTACTTCTCATTTCAAACCATTTAGGTGATCTTTGTTCAGGTAATTCAAGTTTCATTAATTTATATAATTTATTTTTACGAATATTAAATATGTTATTATTATTAATATATTCTGAGATAATTTCTTTAATAAAATATTTCTCAGAATTTATTTGATGTTCATTTTTATTTTCACCCACAATATTAAATACATCAATAATTTCTTCTAATATATATTTTTCATATAAATGTAAGTTATCTAAAGCATCGGAATAATTACTATTAATGTAATCGATAATATCTGATTTTTTAATCATTATAATTTGTTTTAATTTTTAAATAATATATTATCAAATTTATATAAATACTTAAAATGTTTTTAAATAAATTTCAAATATTATTAATATTGTTAATAATAATAATAATAATAGTAATTTATATAGTTAATAAAGATGAAGTATATTATATAGAAAATATATTATCAAAAGAAGATTATGAATATATAAAAAAATATGTAAAAAATATTAATAATTTAAAACATGAAAGATTTAGATATATAAAACCGATATATGATAAAAAAATTAATGATATATTTTATTCTAATGAAATGATAAATAAAATAAATAAAATAATAAATAATGAAATAATTAAATCTGATTTTCCAATAGAATATAGAATATATCCAGAAGGTTCAAAAGGGATGCATTGTCATAAAGATACATTATTGTATAATAAACCACAATATGAAGTTGTATTCACGATAGAAAATGAATCTGATAGTTATACAAATTGGTATACATATTTAGGATTTAATAATATAATATATACAAAACCTAATTCTATTATAATAGTTAAAGCACAAGAAAATACACATTGTGTATCACCTATAAATAAAGGATATAGAACAATATTAAAATTAATATATACACAAACGAATGATTATAATAATAATTATTTAAAAGAAATTCAAAGATTTAAATAATAAAATATAAATTTGAAAATAGGTTAATAATTAATTTATAATTTAAAAAGTTGAAAGAGATAATAATAATGGGAAAACTAAAATCTAAACACCGCACTAACACGGGACCGACTATTAAAACATCAAATATTATTGGAGCTGAGAAAACACTCCTTGAACAAATTCCTGATAAAATTAAAGAAGATATTATTATTTCTGATTATAATTCATATATTGATAAAAAGAAAATTAAGGATGAAATTAAAGAAATACTTAAGAAAGTATATGAACAAAGATATATAGAATATAATAAAGAACGTAAAAATAAATTAGAAAATATTAAAATTAATCATCAAGAAAAGGTAGATATTAAAAAGAAAAAACAATCTGGACGAAAAAAAAGAGAAATTAAGTTTAAAGGAATAGATAAGAAAATAGATGAAAGTTGTAAGTATGTATTCACAGGATATTATACAAAACTTGAAAATGATAATTATAAAAAGAAAATTAATTTATTAGAAAAGGTATTACTCAAAAGTAAATATATAACATCAGAACAATATATTAATCATGGTGTAAAAGACCTATTCCTATAAATTAGTAATTACCATCCTGTCAATATATATATTTTTTTTTATAAATTTGAATTTAAATTTGAAATGTTATTTAAATTTAAATAATAAATATAATAAGTAATAAAATATTAAAATGTCTTATAAGAATATGACAAATAATGATATCTTAGAAGATGATGATTCTAATAAATTCACTTGTTCTGAATGTAATAATAGTTCAGATAAATATTTTATTCATATGAATATTGATAATATGGATAAATATATATGTTCATATTTATGTTGTAAAAATATAGATGATAAATATGGAGGAGATCATATGAGATATGTTGTAAATATTAAAGATTTTCAACATTTAAGACCTTTAAAACCTAGTGGTTATAAAGAGAATAAAAATAAATTTAGTTTAGAATATGATTATATTAATGAAGATAGAAATGAATTTATTGAATCATTATATTTAGAGGATGAGAGAATGTCTAAATTAGAGGAAGAATATTCTTATATTAGTTCAAGTAGTGATAGTGATACAGAATAATAAAATCTAATATATATATATATATATTATGTATAAAACTTTTTTTTCATTATTAATATTTTTAATATTGTCTATATTGGTATTATTATTCGCAGCACCATTTATAGATCATTTATTCTACGTAGGGCATAGATTAGAAGATATAGAAGAATATGAAATATTTATTATGATAATAACTCATATAATATTATTGGGGATATTAGTTTATATATTTCATAAATATTTAGTAAAAAATTATATGAAACATTTTAAATTAAGTAGAATTTTTATAAAAATAATGGATTTAATATTAGCATTAACTTTAACAGGATTACAAAGAAATTTAATAATAAAAATAGGATATTTATCAAATAAACATCCAATAAGAAATGAGTTAATTGTATAATAAAAAAATATATTATAAAAAAAATGAAATTAATAAATGGATTTAATGAATTTGAACAATGTATAAATTGTGATAAATATATATTGTTATTTTTTACAGCGAGTTGGTGTGGTCCATGTAAAAAAATATATCCTCAATTAGAAGAATTATATAGTAAATTAAATACAGATTTAGTAGAAATATATAAAATACAAATTGATAATGATGATAATTCAAACATATGTGATATATTTAAAGTGCAGTCAGTACCATCATTTTTTTTATTAAAAAATAAGGAATGTATAAATACATTGAAAGGAGCTGATATAAATGGGATAAAATCTATGTTAAATATTAAAGATTAATTAATAATAAATATATAAGGATGACAACATTTGATGATTTTGATTTAAAAGACAATTTATTAAGAGGGATATATTCACATGGATTTGAAAATCCATCAGATATTCAGGTAAAAGCATTACCTATAATTAATACCAAAAAGGATTTATTAGCACAAGCTCAATCAGGCACTGGTAAAACAGGAGCTTTTTCTATAGGTGCATTAAATTTAGTAGATGAAAGTCTGAAAAAAACGCAAATATTGATTTTAAATCCAACATATGAATTAGTTAACCAAAATTATGATGTAATTAAAGCATTAAGTCAATATATGGATATTAATGTAATGAAAGTGGTTGGTAAGACTAGTATACAAGAATGTAAACAAGAATTATCTAAAGAACCACATATTATTGTAGGGACACCTGGTAGAGTATTAGATATGATTAGTAAAAGGTTTTTATATACTAATGATATTAAATTATTAATTTTTGATGAAGCAGATGAAATGTTATCATTTGGATTTCAAGAAACAATATATGGAATTATTAGATATATTTCTAAAGATACACAGATATGTTTATTCAGTGCTACTAGAACTGATGAAACAGATGAATTAAGTAATAGATTTTTAAATAATCCGGAATCTATTTTAGTAGAGAAAAAGAATGTTACATTAGAAGGTATTAAACAATATAAAGTATTAATTAATGAAGAATGGAAATATGATACATTAATTGATATTTATAATTTATTAAATATTTCACAATGTATTATTTATGTAAATTATAAAAATAAATTAATGGATTTATATGATAAATTGATTGAAAATAAATATCCAGTTGATTATATTCATGGAGAAGTTACTAAAGATGAAAGGGAAAATAAATTATTAAATTTTAAGAATGGTAAAACAAGGATTTTATTATCAACAGATTTATTAGCGAGAGGTATAGATGTTCAACAATTAAATTTAGTAATTAATTTTGATTTACCTAAATCTAAAGAAACATATGTTCATAGAATTGGTAGATCAGGAAGATATGGTAGAAAAGGTGTAGCTATTAATTTAATTAATAATAGAGAAGCAGGATATTTAAGTGAACTTGAAGAACATTACAAGATAACAATTGACGAATTGCCACAAAATGTTGGTGATATTTTAAATATTTAAAGTAATGCGTATTAAATATAATAATATTTTTAGTATATTAATATATGGATAAATTGGATATTAATTTAGATGAAGACTTTAAAAATATAAATACTAATTTATCATCAGTAAGTAATGATGCTATAGGTATAGATTTATTAGTAAATTCTGGACCAAGTAGTAATAATAATTCACCTAAATCTAATCAAGGATATGAATCAGATGGAGCTCAATCAAATAAATCAGAAGAATATTCATTTTTTAAATCAGATGATAATAATAATTCGAATAATGATTCTAATACAGAAGAAAAGAAAATATCTATAGATCCTATTAATGATCCAATTATGAATAATGTAGTTCCAGATGAATATAAACCAATTCATGTATTATCACAAACAGATATTAAGAATGAAAAAATAGATTTATTATATAAATTTAGTAAATTAAATAATCAAGGTGTCAGAACATCAACAAATTATAATATGAATTCTAATCTGGATGATATGAGAAATGAATATATTAAATTAAAAAAACAAAGAGATACAACAAATTCAGTTAAATTTCAAAGAAAAATATTAATGGCAGCAGTATCAGGTGCTGAGTTTCTTAATAGTAAGTTTGATCCATTTGATATTAAATTAGATGGATGGTCAGAATCAGTTAATGAGAGTGTGGAAGATTTTGATGAAGTATTTGAACAATTATATGAAAAATATGGTGGTGGTGGTGAAATAGCACCAGAATTAAAATTAGTAATGATGTTAGGTGGTTCAGCATTTATGTTTCATTTATCAAATACTATGTTTAAATCGTCTATGCCTGATATGGGTGATATCATGAAACAAAACCCAGATTTAATGAAACAATTTGCTAAAGCAGCTGTAGGATCTATGGCACAACCAGGAATGAATGTGAATCAACAACAACAAAACATGCAACAACATCAACAAGGTATGCCTAATCTTATGAGACAACAACCACAACAAAGACAGCAACCACAAAGACCTGATATGGATGGTCCTGTAGGTGATATAGATGAAGTTATTAAGAACTTAAATTTACAACCCAATTCTATGCCTGATTTAGATAATTTATCTATTATGAGTGGTGATAGTGATAGAGGATCTACTAAAGGTATTACATTAAATTTATAATCTAGATTTAACATCATTTAATAAATCTATAGCATTATTTACTTTATCTTGATTAGAATTATTATTATTTTTTTCATCTTCTTCTTTTTTAAATTCATTTATAAATTGTATAAAAATTATATAAATTACAATTAAAATTAATGATAAATTAATATCTTTTGTAGCTATAAAAAATAAACAAAATATAAATAAATATTTTAAATAAAATTTATTATGTAAATGAGGTTGTATATCTTGAAATAACATTCTACCACCAAACATATTTAATAAAAATGCTCCACTCATAAATAAATAGTTATTCGTTAAATAATCAAATAAATACATATATTTTATAAAATAAAAAAAATATATATATATATATTAAATGGTTGCCTTACTTTCACAGTGCTTTGATAATAATTCCAACGGTTCTTCAAATGATAAGAATACTAATGTAGTTGCCAATAATGATATTAGTAATTTAACTATTCAAGATGTTTCACCAGTTAATAATAATAAAAATAATAATAATTTAAATGTTCCGACAGTTTCAGGTCCTGATACTGGTCCTAATATTATAGAACAACAATTTAAAGAATTAAAAGAATATACTAAACATTTAGAAAAAGAAGTTGAGGAATATAAAAAATATATAGAAGAAAGATTTAATAATATTAAAAATCAACAATTTCATGTAGTGGAAGGTTTCGATAATAATAATAATAATTCTAAAGATATGAATGATATTATTATATATTTAATGACTTGTATATTTGTATTATTATTAGTAGATTATATATTTAAAATGGGTAAAGATTCTTATTAACTAAATTTACTATTAATATTTGATAAAATATTATCATTATATAATAAATTACCTGTTGGATTATAATCATCTATTTTTTTAAATGTATTATCATTATTATTTAATACTTTTTTAACAGACCGTTTATTATTTTTCTTTCTTTCCCATGAAATAAATAATAAATTAGGATGCATATATAATACATCAAATTTATCTCTTTTTAATGAATCTATTAAATATTTTCTTAAATCATCTACTTTATATAAAGGTTTTCCTATAAGAAATTCAGGTATTTGATGAGTGCAAAAGAATGTTTTATTTTTAGATTGATATTTAATTTTATTATGTATTTGGACTAGTATATCATCAAACATTTTTAATCTATTTAAAACTTTTTGATCCATTTCTTCAAATAAAGAATTTATGTTTAAAGAACTCATAATATATAAATAATAAAATAATATGGATATTGATACACTGATTTTATCAGGTGGATCTACTAAAGGTATATCATTTATAGGTTCTATGAAATATTTAATAGTAAATAATTATATAAATAAAGATTTTAATAATATTAAAAAAATAATATGTGTATCAGCTAGTTTTATATTTGTATTAATATTAATATTATTAAATTATGATATAAATTTAATAGAAGATGAAACATTAAAATTTAATTTTGAAGATTTATTAGATGTAAATGATATATCATTAAAAAATTTAGTTGATAATTATGGTTTTATAAATTATAATAAATTTCATATTCATATAAAAAAAATATTAAAAGATAAATATAATGTTGATAAAATGTCATTACTTAAATTATTTAAATTAAGTAATATACATATTATAGTTAAAGTAATTAATGTATCAAAACAAAATGTAGAATATATAGATCATATAAATAATCCTAAAATGAATATATTAAAATTATTACAAATGACAACAGCAATACCTATATTAATAAAACCTATTAAATATAAAGGGGATTTATATTGTGATGGAGGATTAAGTGGTAATTGTCCGAATGAAATAAATGATTCAGAGAACTATATATGTATAGATATTAAATCTAATAAAATTAATAAAAAAATAGAAAATATATTTGATTATTTACAATCAGGATGGAAAATGTATGATCCTAATATATTAACAAGAAAATATGATATAAAAAATATAAAATTAGATTTATCTAAATTAAATTTAAATCCTAGTAGTTTTAATATAAGTAATGATGTGAAAAAAGATTTATTAAAAGAAGGATATAATCAAACACTAGAACATTTTAATTATTATCTTCATCATCCACTTGACGAAAGTTAAACTTGGGACATCTTGTAGTTCCGTTAGGTGCTTTATCGCTTTTGAGCCTACCGAATACTGGAGGACCGTATTCGGTTTTCTCTTGTGCTTTAGATAATGCACTAAATACATCTTTTTTAACAATCTTTTTATAATCATAACCTACATCATCGCACCATGTTTTAAGATTATCCATTAAATCATCTAATGAAGTGACATTATCAGATTCAGATAGATCTTCCGAAATCCATTTTTGAACAGTATCACTTTCTGTAATATATACAGAAGTTGCTGCTGTTACAGATTCAGGTGATTTAGTTCCTTCTTTATCATATAGGGTATAATAATCTAATAGTTTAATCATGAATAGAATATTCCATTGTTTTAGTTTTTCTCCTAATTGTAAGTCTGCCATATATTGATGTGGATTATGTGTAGAAGGCCTAGGATTATTAGTAAATTTAGAGATAAAATCTACTACCTCAATACGTCTAGCAACACCACCATCATTACCAGCAAGTTTAGGTAAATCATTACACATTAACATTAATTTAAATTGTGGTTTAAATTCAGTAGTATTTTTAAATAATCCTCTGCTAGTCATAGTATCACCACCAGTAATTTGTTTAAGTTTACCAACATATATTTGATCATCTTTTTCAGGTTCAGACATAGATACAAATCTAGCATATCTAATAGCTTCTAATTCAGGTGAAGCACCAGCTGAACTACCTCTTTTAGTAGTTAAATAAGCTACATCCATAGTTTTACTATAATCACCTAATGTATAATTAATTAAATCTGTAATCTTAGATTTACCATTACTACCAGAACCAGTCCAAAAGTAAAATTTTTCTTCTCTAATTTCACCACTTAAACAACTAGATAAGAATCTTAAAGTATAATCCCTAACATCATCTTTAGGAAGAACTTTTAATATAAAATCTTCTAAATCATCATTCAATTCTTTATATCCATTAATATGAACAATATTTTCCGTAATTTCATTAATATTAATAGGTAAATCTTCTTTACATACTGGTAGAGAATAACCAACAGATAAACTTACATAATCATCTGGACGACCTTGTCTAAATATTCTTTCAATAATGAGATTACCTTCATAATTTAAATATTCTGATTTTAGATCAACTACACCATTATCAAATCCTATTAGATTTTTTTTTCCATTTAGTTTATCCATAAATTCTCCATCATAAAATCTTTCTTTACATTCTTTCATAATTTTATCTTTATAACCTGAATCTTTTAATTTTAAGATATTTTTAAGACAATTACTATGTTTTCTATCATTAATTTCATAAGTTTCAGATTCTGGATCATCACCTCTTTTATCTTTATAAAACTTACTATAATGTTCAAATATACTAATAATATCATAAGATAATCGTTTTCTTAATTCATGACCATGTTCAGTTTCTTTCCATCGTCCAGTTTGTTCATTAAAATAGAACCATGTGCTATCTTTTAGTCCACTACATACAAATAGGTTTTTATAATAATTATATACAACATTTGCTACATCGGTATGTGCTCCACAGTTTTTTTCACCTTTTATAGTTTTTTCAATAATTTCTTTTAATGATTCTTTATGAATCTTAATAAATTCATCATAATTATCTTGTTTAGCCCAAAATATTAATGTTCCCATAGTATATTGTTTATTACTAGTATTATTCATATATTCCCATTGTTTTTTACATTCATCTTCATTACAAAATCCTTTCCATTTCTTACTAAATACTATCCATGCTTGTAATAAATGTTTTGATGAAATGCTATGTAGACAATAACCTACATCAATCCAAGTTTTACAATCAGTAGCTCTTTCTTTAGAGAGAATACCTGATAATTTCTTGGCATAATCTAATTCATCTTTCTTGATTTTAACATAATTTTCCATATCTTCAATATTATCAAGGTCTATACTATTATTATTATTCAAATTTACATTATTAATTATTGGTTTCTTTTTAAGTATTTCTGGTCCAATATATTCAATATTAATATTTTTATGTAATTGAACACTATTTTTATTCATAATTTCTCTAGGGTTTTCTATAAAAGTATCTATAGGTAATTTACTTACACTATTATCATTTATTTTAAATATATTAGTTAATTCATATACAATTTCATTAGGTTTACCAGTTCCATATACATACCAATTACCTGGATTATATATATGTGTATCAAAAATTTCATTAATAGGATTAGAAGATATACCTATACAAGTATCTTGAAATAATTTATTAACGTTTTCAGTATCTTTTATAATACTTTCAATTAATTTAATATAGGTTTTTTTATCAGAAATAATGTTAGGGAAAAGAATATGTATTCCATCCTTTTTCTTATATGTTGGTTTATCACACGGTAATATATGTTCTTTTTCCATTATCCATATATGTGATTGATTTTCATCATTAATTCTATATAATTCTTTAATTTTTTTAAATATATATATAGATAATTGTTCTAATGTTGTAGGTGTATATTGTCTATGATCAATATCATTTTCATATTTAAAATCTAAATCAATAATTAATGGACAAATATCACCAACTCTTTCTAGAATTGAAAGTTTACCACCTTTATCTTTAATATCTGATATAAGATCATATAATTTAGGAATATCAGATATATTAACATTATAAGAACCTCTTAAACGCTGGTCACCGTGATGTATTGCATGTGTCATAGGTCCATTATCGATTCTTCTTTTGTCTTTCAGAAAATCCACTAATTCTACAAACATTTTTAATATAAATATCCAAATATAATTATTTATCAAATTTATTTTTATATATATTTATTTTAAATAATTATTGATATAAGTTTATCATTATTTATAGTTTCAAATTTATTTATTATTTAAATATAATAAGATAATTATATTATATTAAAAATATGAGTAAATCGATAAAAAGAATTATTAATAAAGATTTAAAATCAATTGAACATAATAAATTAAATGAACTAGGAATATATATAGAATTTAATGAAGAAAATATGTTAGAAGCTAAAGCAATGATAATAGGTCCTAAAGGAAGTCTATATGAAGGAGGATATTTCTTTTATTATATTAATTTTCCAAAGAATTATCCTTATTCACCACCAGATGTAGCATATGTATCTAGAAATAATGTCAGAATACATCCTAATATGTATGTGAAAGGACATAAATCTGGATATGGTAAAGTATGTTTATCTATATTAGGAACATGGAGTGGTCCTAAATGGACAACTATTATGGATATATCTACTGTATTATTATCATTACAATCATTATTAGATAGTGATCCATTATTAAATGAACCAGGATTTAATAAAAAAAATAAACATCAAGCAGAAATTATTAAAAATTATAATGATGTTATATTTTTTGAAAATATCAATACATTATTAATTAAAAATTATTTAGATACTCATCCAGATTTTATGATTTTTAAAGATATGATTTATAAATATTTTAATGATAATTATCAAGATATTTATAATAATATTTTAAAATATAAAGATATTAAAAAAAAAAGAATAATTATACCTATATATAGTATTAAATATGAAATAGATTTTCATGAATTAATGGCAGTATATTGTTTATTATTAAATAAACTAAATTTGAAAATACTTAATAATTAATTTATAATAATATTTATATATAATGGAAAATAAGTTTTGTGATAATTGTAATAATTCTATGTATATATATCTGAATAGAGATACTAATAAATTATATCTATTTTGTAAATCATGTGAACATACTGAAGAATATAAAGAAGATATAATTTATGATAATGATTTTAATATTGATTTAAGTGAAAGTATTAATAATAATAAATTTATTAATTATGATTTAACTTTACCACATATTCATAGTCAAAATATTAAATGTCCTAACAATGAATGTGTATCAATTATAGAAAATAAAGAATCAGATATTATATATATTAAATATGATAAAGGTAATATGAAGTATATATATAGTTGTAATTATTGTGGTCAAAAATGGACAAATAAATAATTTTATAAATTAAATAATAAATTATAAATTTGATATTTAAATATTTTTTTATAAATTATAAATATAAATAATAATGTCAGATGAAGAAGATATTATAGATGGTCCAGATATTATGGAAGAACCTGAACCTGAATTAGATAATAGTTCAGATTCAGATGACGAACCTATTGATATAAGTAAAGAAATTATAGATGATATTGAAGATATCAATGTATTTAAGAAAAATTATAGTGATTTATTAAAAAAAAATAAAACAAATAATGTTTTGAGTAAATATGAAAAAACAAAAATATTAGCAAAAAGATGTGAACAATTAGAGTCAGGTTGTTTACCGTTAATTAAAGATTATGAAAAATATGATAATATTTATGATATTGCTTTGGAAGAATTAAATGAGAAAAAAATACCATTTATTTTAAAAAGATTTATTAATGGAAAATATGAATATTGGAAATTAGAAGATTTAATTTATTAATTAAATCTAAAAAAATATATTTATTATATTATAAATGAACTTTAATAATTTAGTGAAGAGTGTTAACAAAAATTATCTATTACTTTTTTTAATAGTTTTGGTTGGATTTGTATTGGTAGATTGTAATACTAAAATGTTTAGTAAATTAATGGAAGGGAATTCGTGTGGTGGTCCGAATAATCATAATCATAATAATAACAATAATGGTTCATCCAAAAGTAATTGTGGTAGAGGATGTGATGGAGCCAATCCAGCAGGATGTGCTAAAGGAACATGTAATTCTGGTTCTGTTAATGCATTAAATAGTAATAGTAATAGTAATAGTAAAAAACCAGTTGTTCAAGGATTTATTGAAGATCAGAAAATGTATGTTAGTGCTCAAGGTCCATTAGGTAGAGAAGTTCCAAAAACTCTTCAAGGTGATTATTCCACTCTTAAGAGTTTCGGATTAACTAATCTTAAAGATGTTGTTAATTATATCCCTGGTGATGGTCCGGGTCAATTCGTAAAAGGCAATACTAATAATAATAATGCCGCTGGTAGAAGAAATACTAATGTTAATAAAAATACTAATGTTAATAAAAATAATAATAGTAATAGTAAATGTAAACCTATTGTATATGGTGCTGATTGGTGTGGATGGACTAAAAAACAGAAGAAATATATGGAAGATAAAAAGATAGATTATACATATGTTGATTGTGCTAAAGATAAAGGAGCTTGTCCTAAAGAAGTTAAAGGATTCCCAGCTATTAAACATTGCGACGGAACTCTAAAACCTGGTTATCAAGAACTTTAATATAATTTATTAACACTTACTTTATTTTTATATCCACCACCACCTTGATATTCATTATCTTCATTAGATTGTCTTAAATTTTTTTCAGAATATTCCCAGAAACTTGGTGCTCCAATTTTAAAGTCATCATGAGGTTCTGCTTTATACCAAAATACTTGATCAGTTAATTTATTTGATTTAGCATTATTATTTATTACCAAACATTCATAATTCTCTGTGCATTGATCCATTATTTGACAAAACATCTCAAATGATGGAAACATACCCGCATAATGATCATATAACCTTTTTCTATTACTAACATAGTTTTCTCTCAGAATAAATACATAATCAATATTTGTTCTCAAATTTGGTGGAATACCTAAAGCAAACTGCATCGTTAATAAAAATAATATTTTATAGTGACGCCCATTCATAAATACTGATCTCATAAATTTATCTTTAGCCCAAGTATTATCATATAAACAATCATCTAATATTAAAAATACTCTTGGATCTATACCTGTATCTCCTTCATTTATTCTTGTAATTAATGTCTGTTGTCTCTTAATCATATTTTGAACAATTTGTGTATCAAACTCACCATGAATAAATAATTTAGGTATGATTTTACTATAGAATTGATTAGCCCCTTCAGTTCCTGAAATTACTTGACCTACTGGTATGTTTTTATGATGATATAATATATCTTTACATAAAAATGATTTACCTGTATCTCTTTTACCTATAAGAACAACTACTTTATCATCCTTTATTTCACTCATATCAAATTTTCTTAATTGTATTTCCATATATAATATTAACATAATTTTTTTAAACTATAAAAACATATATATCATTTAAAAATAAAAAGATATTTATATTAAAAGAATGTTTGAAAATTTAACTCAAGAACAATTTGAACAAATTATAGATATTATTATTGTATATAAACAAGCAAATCCTAAAAAAAATGTATATTTAAATGAAAAATGTGCTAAAGAAGCATTAAATTTTATGAATACTACTGGTAAACAATTTGCTTCTCAATTAGGTTTAAATAATTCTGAAGATAATGACGATTAGTTTAAATAATAAAATAATTATTTATATTTTTTATAACTATGTATGATTTATATATCAATAAATATATTTGGGATAAAAAATTAGTAAATAAATTTTATAAATCTTGCAAAGAATTATTTAATTTAGAATGTATTCAATTTTATAATCCAATCTATTCATTATATTTTCATTTATTTAATACTAAAAAATCACATAAATATATAGACATTAAAAGAAGATTTTATATTCATAAATTATTAGATATTATTAAATATAAATATTATCATTCTAATTGTTTATTAAATGCTACTGTATATGATTCTAAAGATAATAAATTAATTAATAAAGAAATATTCTGTAAAATAATCCCTATATTAGAACCTTTATATTTTATTAAAAATAACTATAATAATTTAATCTATAGAAATCCATTATTACCATCTAATTATAACGCCAATACTTTTGAGAAAATTAACAATATGAATAATACAGCATATATTGATACCTTTTTCTCATATATATGCTCTGAAATTACTGAAAACAATATATTACCTAATTTTCCATTATTTTATGGATCTATCAATAGTATTATGAAAAGATATAATTATGATATATCTGAAGATTATCATGATTTTAAAGAAGAATCATGGTTTCATAAGAATTTAGGCGAACAATTTAAAATGGATATTTATATGGACGATTCTGACGATTCTGATGATGATAGCGATTATATATCAGTAATTAAAAATATTCCTTGTCAAATGTTCTTTATAGAAAAATTAGATGGATTATTATCTGAAATATTAAATGATAATTTTAATGATAAATTAATATTATCTTGTTTATTTCAAGTATCTTTTGCTTTATCATATCTACAAAAATATCTTAAATTTACACATAATGATTTACATATTGATAATATAATGTATCAAAAAACTGATAAAACTTATTTATATTATAAATTTAATAATATTTATTATAAAGTCCCTACTTATGGTTATATATTTAAAATAATTGATTTTGGTAGAGCTATATTCACATTTAAAAATAAATTATTTTTTAGTGATTGTTTCTCTAAATATGGTGAAGCTGATGGTCAATATAAATACCCTATAGATACTTTTATATATAATAATAAAAATGAAATATGTGATATTAAACCTAATTATAATTTTGATATGTGTAGATTAGCTATCACTATACTTAATGAATTAGATTATAATGAAAATAAAGATTATAATAATTTTCAATATTTGATAGATTTTATTTATTCTATGACATTAGGTGATAATATTGAATTATATAATTTAGAAGATGATTTTGATATGTATGTATCTATAGCTAAATATGCTAATAATTGTTTACCTCTAAATATTATTCAAAATAATATATTTAAAGAATTTAGAATTAAAAAGAAAAATTTTCCTAAAAATAGTAAATATTATTATCATTTTTAAAATATTATCATTATATTAAATACGCTTAATATTCATTTTATCATCCATATATATATCTCCTTTAATTAAATTATTATTAGGATCATTACCTTTATTAGCATCATCATTTATAATATATTTTCCATCTATTAATTTTCCTTCTATATTTATAGATCTATTATATAAAGTGCATAATATTTTTTTAGTGTTGTTCGGAACATTAAAATAATTTCTCTCAAATTTAATTTTTTTAAATGGTTCCATATCGTTTTTAGTTTTTTCATCAATCATAGTATTAGGTAATCCCCTACTAGTTAAATCATAAAATATTTCACCATTCTGTTCTAAACTATTTAAATGAAATATATCTATATATACTCCATTATTTATATTTTTACATATAGAAAAATCATTATTATTATTTATAATGTTTAAATTAAAATTTTTAAATTTACAATAATTTCTATATAAAGGACTATTACATGGTAAATATCCTTTCATTATTTTAATATTAGATGGTAATAATTCCGCAAATTCTTTTGAATGTATTACATCTACATATTCTTTAAATATTGTAGTATCAATATCATCATCCCATGGTATAAAACCTTTATGTCTATAAGCTCCTAATAATGTTCCATGCGATATATACATTTTTACATTTGATTTTTCACATGCTTCATGAAAATATTTTAATATATTAAGAGTCTGTTTACGTTGCTCATCTTTTGATATTTTACTTTTAAATTTAGTTTCTTTAAATTTTTCATTATTATATTCATATCCTTTAATCCATTTATAATTTAATTCTATTTTATCACTGAATAAATCTAAATTATCACAATTCAAATGTTTATCTTCTAATGTTATAAATACACCTTTATTCTTATAATATATCATTAATATTATTAATATTATTAATATTATTAATATAAATACTATATAAATCATATTTTTTTGAAAAATAAACATATATATATATATATTAAATATAAATGATTTATTGAACTATATTTTAAAATGGTGGTTTATCATGAAATGGTATAGAACATTTACTATCAACAGGTGAAATATTACATGAAAATAATAATTTAATAATATTTAAAATTACCATATTTATTACAAATAATGCAATCATATTCCTTGATTTAGATACTTCAACTTCTTTATCTATTTTAGTATAAATATAATAAATAAATACTAATGATAAACTTAATATTACATCCATTACAATACTATTATTCATTATTTTTATAACATAATAATATAAAAAAAAAACTTATATTATTCTAAATCATCAAATAATGTATATTTACTTTCATCTACTGTTTCCATAGATAAGCCTTTTTTATCTGACATTTTCTTTAAATCTTCATAAAACATATCTACTGTTTCTGTATCATCATCTTTTTTATCTACTGATACTATCTCTTTTAAATCTTTTTTATCACCATCTATTACATCTTCAATATATGATAATTCTTTTTTATCATATTTATTTGGTTCATCAATAATCACTTCTACCTTTTCATTAATAGTTTCTTTTAGATCGTTTTCTTTTTTCTCTTTTTCAACATCTTCCGTTATATCTACTATTCTATCATATCCTCTAGAATCTTGTTCTTTTTTTAATGTTTCTTCTACTGATAATGAGGATTCAATCGATTTAGATATTTCTTCATTAGATTCTATTTCTTCTTTATCTATTAATTTATTATCTACTGGTTTACTATCAACTTTAGATACTAATACTGGATTATTTTCTGATACTATATCAGAATTATTACTTTCATTTATTTTAATTAATTTTTCATATATTTCATTATTTTCTTTTGCTGAACTATCTATAATATCAGGATTATCATATTTAATTTCTTCAACATTATTTATCATACCTTCTATATTAGATGTTTCTTCATTAACATTAATATCTGGTATATCATTTATCTGAATATTTTCACAATTCTTATTAATAGTATCTTCATCAGGTGATTCATATCCATCATTATTTACAAATACATCCCCTTGAATATTATTTTTTTCATCTCCTTTATCTATAACCACATATTCTTCTTTATTATCTTTATCATTATCTTCTTCATTATCTTTTTCATTATCTTCTTCTTTATTATCTATTTCATCAGAACATTCTTCATCATTATCATCTACTTTATCTTTTTCTTCATGTTCAATATTTTTATTACCTTCTTTTAATTCTTTATTCATTAATAATTCTTTTAATTCATTTAATAAATTACTATCAGATGATGGTGAATTATCAGATGATGGTGAATTATCAGATGATTTATTATCATATATATCTAAATGTTCTTTTAATATTTCTTTAACAGGTAATGATATTCTAATTGTATTTTCTATACAATCACATATTATTTTTTCTATAGTTTGAATATTTTTTTGATATTCAAATCCAGAAATAGATTCTGAAAATAATAATGGATTTTTCCATAATTCTCTTGCTATATTAATATAACATTTATGAATAAAATTAATTAATTTAGGTATAGTTAAATTAATTTTATTATTATTATTACTACCTATAGACATTAATATTTTAGTATGACTAATATAAACAGCAGTAACTAATTCATCTAACCAATCACATTTAGAACAATCCATTATTCTATCGGTTTCATTCACTATTAATTCATTATTCCATTCAGGTATTTTCTCTAATAATGTTCTAAATATAAATAATAATGATGTTGATGAATTTTCTCTATATAATTCTTTAGCATCATCATATATTGATTTAATACCATCATACATATGTGGTTTTAATGTATTTATTAATTGTTTTGTATACTCTATTTTTGCTTGAACAAAGATTGACGAATTACTATCCATAATATTTCATTACTATATTTTAATTTTATTGTTCTAACAAATAAAATATAATGTATATTATATGGAAGGAGGTGCATTAATTAAAAAATATAATTCTTCAGATACTTTAAATTTAAATGAACAAAATGATGAAATGGGTGCTAAATTATTAGCATCAGGATCTAGTAGTTGTATATTTAAACCATTTATTCCATGTAAAAATACATCTGATAAACAAACTAATGATAAAATTTCTAAAATTGTTTATGGTAAAAAATCTGATAAATATCTTGGTCAAGAAAAAACTATGAATAATATTATTAGAAAAATTAAAGGCTATAAATCATGGTGCTTGATATATGATACATTTTGTAAAGCACCTACTTATTCTAACATATTTAAAAATTATGATAAAAATATAATTGATTGTTTAGATGAAATATATACAGAAAAATTCAATAAAACTAATAATATGCTAATAGGTGATTATGGTGGTATCACTTTCGAAGATTATTTTGAAAATAATATTTTAAATAAAAAATCAGTTAAAACTATTAATAAAGAAATATATATTTTATTCAAAAAAATGGCACCATTATTCTTAGGATTAGATGAATTATATAAAAATAAATTATTACATTTAGATATTAAAGTAAATAATATTGTATTACATAATAATGTATTTAAATATATTGATTTTGGTTTATCATGTAAATTAAGTAATAATAAACATCTTAAAACTAGATCTGATTCAGAATTTAATGGTAAGAGATATTATTTATGGTATCCTATAGAATATATTTATTCAAATGCTAATAATTCTGATTTAGATTATGAATTATCTAAATTAAATTCTGGTAAAACTAGAAAACATTTTGAAAAAGGTTTAAAAATTCATAAATTATTAAATAATGATTTTGAATCTAATATTAGAAATAATATTAATGATAGAAAAATGAATAAAAATGAATTATATTCTAAAATAGATGTATATAGTTTAGGATTATTAATACCATATTTATTTGTAGATTATGGAATAACTAAATATATTAATAAAAGTAATTTTTTAAAAGAATTATTTAGTTTTTTCAGTGAAATGTGTAATCCTGAATATGATAAAAGAATTACACCTATTATGTGTTTAAAAATATATTATACATTATTAAAAAAATATTCTGATTTAAATAATAATAATTCTAATAAAAAATTATCTAAAAAAATATCTATAAAGAAATCTAAGAAAAAGAAATCTAAGAAAAAGAAATTATCTAAAAATTATCGTAGATAAAATAAACCTATAAATATTATTATAACACCTAAAAATTGTTTAAAAGATATTTTCTGTTTTAAGAATAATACTGAAAATATAAGTAATATTAATATATTTAAATTAATAATAGATACTGATTTAGATGGATTATCTGAATTTTTAAATGAATTAAATATACATGGTTCAACTATTATAAATACTATAAATAATCTTAAAAATATTAAAAATAAATCATTATAATCATCTATTATTTTTATTTTTCTTTTTGTAAAAACTACATATAACATAGTTATTATAAATACAAATATGTTAGCATGTATTACATAATCAATATAATTATATTTTCTAGCAATTTTACTAGCAAATACATCCCTAACAGCTATAAATACTGCAGCGACTAAAGCATATTTCATCCATAATTCCATATATATATTAGTTTATATTTTAAGATAAGTTTAATTCATATATTATTATTATGAAGTTTAATGGTATCGATTTTGATAAAATGACAAATACAGAATTAATTGAATTATGTTTAAAATATAAATTAATAGATAGATCTAAACAATATAATAGACAAGATTTATTAAATTTAATTAAATCATTTATTATAGATAGATTAAATCGTAAGAAACAAAATAGTAATAATGTTAAATCTTTTTCTATTGATAGTGATAAAGAATATAAACGAAGAAATTCAGTATCAGGCAATTTACAAAATATTAATAATAGAAATGGTCCACCTAAAGTTAATGTTCATAAAAGAAGACTATCACAACCCACAACTTTATCTGAAAAATCAAACGCTATAAAAACCCATGAAATGAATAATATACAACAACAATCTATTAATAAGGTTAAAAATGAAATTAAATCATTAGATCCTAGATATGATTCTATAGGTATGTATCCACCTGTTAAAAGATTAGTTTGTATAGGTGATTTACATGGTGATTTAGCAGTATCATTAAAAGTATTAAAATTAGCAGAAGTAATCCCACAAAATAGTAATATAAATAATTTAAATAGTGTTCATTGGTGTGGAAAAGATACATGGATAGTTCAATTAGGTGATCAAATAGATAGGTGTCGTCCTGATGATTGGGAAAAGAATTGTATTAAAGATTTTAATGAAGTAATTGAAGATGAAGGAAGTAATATGGCAATTATTAAATTATTTTTAAGATTAGATGATGAAGCTAAGAAATGTGGTGGAAGAGTATTAGGAACTTTAGGTAATCATGAATTAATGAATGTTGATAAAGATTTTAGATATGTATCCCCTAAAGAATTTTTAGAATTTGTTCCTGTTAATGAAAGAAATAATAAATATACTGATGATGGATATCCTATGGGATATTATCATAGAAAAAAAGCATTTGAAAGAGGTAGTAATATATCTAAATTATATGCGGTTAAAAAGAAAAGTATTGTAATTATTGGTTCATATTTATTTGTTCATGGAGGATTAAGTATTCAATTAATGGAAAAATATACTATTGCTGAAATTAATGATATAGTTACTAAATGGTTATTAAAAACTGATAATGATGTAGAATCACAAATATTTGATGAAATATTTAGAGATGATGATGATATGTCCCCATTTTGGTGTAGAATATTCGCAGAAGATGAAGATAATCCTGATAATAGTTTACAAAATTTTAATAAATTATTAGAAACAATTAATAAAAAGAATAAATTATTAACACCTATTAAAGGTATAGTAATTTCACATACTCCTCAATTTATGGAAGATAAATATTTAAATTCATTATATAATGATAGATTATGGAGAATTGATGTTGGTATGAGTAGAGCATTTGGAAAACAAGATGATTGTAATTATAATAAATTTAGAAAACCACAGATTCTAATAATTCATAATAATGGTCAATTTGAAAAAAGAATTATATCATTAAATTCTGATAGATATCCTTCTTCAAATCAAGGTCAATATGTTGATTTATCTAATTCTAAATTACCTTTTTAATTAATTAATATTTATTTTCTAATATATATTATAAATGCAAAATCCTGAAAATCCACCTGGTCCTGGTCCAAATCCTGTTCCCCGTCCTAGTCGAGAAGAACTCCGAAGAAGACGAAGAAGAGCATTAAGAATGTATGCTAGACGTCCTCAAGCTAATCTACCACTTGATCCAGCAGATCCAGATCCACCTGACCCTTATGCTGGTCCAGCTAGAGGTTCTAAAAAGAGAAAATCTAAAACGAAAAAGGTGAAGAAAAGACCCAAGAATAAAGGTGGTAAAAGTCCTCCACCTGGATGGGTGGCACCTGTAGCAGCAGTGGTGGCAGAACCTAGAGTAGTAGAAGCACCAGTAGAAGCACCTGTTGAGGCCCCTAGACCATTACCTGCACCTAGAGCGGAGACACCTGAAGAGGCAAAGGAAAGAAGAAAGGCTTTCCGCGCGGAGATGCGCCGCCGTCGTGAAGCATTTGAGGCGCAAAACGCGGTGAATTTAGATTTAGAGAATCCTCCACGCCGAGAAGCCCTGGCAGCCAAAAGAGAGGCGGCACGCCACGCAGGTAGTAAAAAGAAATCTAAGAAAAGAAAACAATTTAGAAAAGGTGGAACTCTTGGAACACCACCTTCTCAAAAAGGTGATCAAAGAGGTAGAGAAGCCCGAAGAATACAGCAAGAAGAACTTAGAAGAAGACGACGAGAAACAGTAAGAAGATTCACTCGAACAAATACTACTCCTGGAACTGGTTCTAAGAAGAAATCTAAAAAATCTAAGAAAAAATCTAAGAATAAATATTAATTATATATAATCAATTAATTAATATTTATTTTCTAATATATATTATAAAAATAATGCCCCGAAAATCAAAGAGTTCTAAAAAATACACAACTATTGCTAAAGTTAAGAAATTAAAATCTAAATCTAGTAAAAGATCCGTAAAAAGATCCAATAAAAGCTCTACTAAAAAATCTAAATCTAAATCTAAAAAACCAGGAGCCTGGAATGCTCATATGATGAGTGTATACAGAGAAATGAAAAAGAAAAATCCTGATACTAAATTAGGCGACGCTATGAAAGCTGCGAAAAAAACCTACAAGAAAAAGTAAATTTGAAATTATTATTTAAAAATCTTTAAATAACTTTTAAAGAATTTAAATAAATAACTTTAAATAATCTAATCTTATAAATTCACATTTTAAACAATACATATATAATAATATGTCTTCTAAGTTGTCATCATCTAATCCTACATTGCAACCATTGCCTTTGTACTTGAAGAGTCATACGGATGTTTCACATCTTTATTGTCGGGCTGTGTGCGGTGTTAGTATCCTGTATTGCGTTTTACGACCGAAAAAAGAAAATCATAGTTAAATCTGGTTCTAATCGCGTTAATGGTAATTCATCTTCTAAAATAACTTGTCATGCTGAAGAACAAGCTATTAAATATTGTAATAAATATGATAAAAAGAATAAATATGATATATATATTTGGAGATATAGTAAGACTGGTAATATTAAATCAACATCTTGTTGTAAATCCTGTACTAAATTAGCAAATAAGTTTAATTTCACAAATAGAATATATACTTTTGATAATGATAATATAACTAATGCGATTATAGATAATCCTAAAGTATCTTTGGGTAATATGATTCGTAATCTTTAACGTTTTCTAGATCTTTTCTTAGATTTCTTACCATTTTTTCTTTTTAGAGATTTCTTTTTGACTTTAGATTTTTTCTTTTTGGAACCGCTTACATTTAAATAATCTTCATCATTCAAGAAAGCATCTGCTACTTTATCCACACCTTTCTGTTTAGGAGTTTTTAATAATTTTAAATCGACTAATTGTATTTTAAGATCATTGTGACAATTATTAACATGTCGTTTCATATCTGGGTGATTATTTAAAATACTATTATTATCTCTTAAAAATCTTGCTAAATCATATACTGGACCTTGTGGCATATTATATAATATATATTAGAAAAATAATATTATATAAATTATATGTTATTAGAAACAAATACTTTAGTTTCAAAAACTATATATTTATCATTAATTATTCAAATAATTACAACTATTATAAGTTTTGAAGGATTATTAAAAAAATTAAAAGAAAAAGATTATGTTCTTAAAGAAATACTAGTATTAGAAGGTGTTGTTCAATTAATTGAATCATTCTTTTATATATGGGTCATATTTGCTATACATGATTTAAATAAAGTTACTCCTAGAAGATATATTGATTGGACATTTTCAACACCTATTATGTTAATATCTACAATAGTTTTTATGAAATATCAAGAATATAAAGAAAATAATATTGATAAAACTTTTAAAATGATAGATTTCTTTAAAGAAAATAAATTAAATATATTTAAAATTTTTATTTTTAATGGTTTAATGTTATTATGTGGATTCTTAGGTGAAGCAGGTATTATTGATAAAAAAATAGGTATTCCATTAGGATTTGTATTCTTTTATTTATCATTTAATTTAATATATCAAGAATATGGTAAGAAATCTAAATTAGGTAAGAAATTATTTACATTCTTAGTTATAGTTTGGGGATTATATGGTGTAGCTGCTATGACAGATTTAAAAACTAAAAATATATCTTACAATATTTTAGATATAATTGCTAAGAATTTCTATGGATTATTCATTTATTATATGATTCTACAAATATCTAAGGATAAATAATTTTACATTCTTCTACATTTTCATTATTTAATATTCTTTTAACATTTATTTCATCTTTAATAATATATACAGGAGCTACAGGTGATTGTATAAAAAATATTAAATCTAATAAATATTGAATAAAATTATTTTTAACAATTATAATACTTTTTTCTAAATATTGAATAGGTTCTTTTTTTAATCTGTAGATGAATGCAGACATTTTAAAACTATATTTAATATTTAATACTTCTAAATTTGTAGTATCAAATATAAATGTAAAGGGGTTTTTTTGTTCATATAGTCTTAACCATTCATTTATAAATTGATTAAATTCATTTGTTGAATTTAGTTTTCCAAAAATTACATGAACTAATGGAAAATCTTTATAATTAAATTGAACAAACATTTATATATATTTTTTATTATAAATTATTAAATATTAATAAAAAAAAATATATAAATAAATGTATATTAATGAATAAATTTATTTTGTATTTTGTTGCAATAGTTTTAGGTATTTTTGTTGCTAATATATTGAAGGACGTTTGTGGATGTAATAATTTAGTTGAAGGGCAGTGCGCTACAGATGACCCCGATAAAGGAGCAGACGATGTTTGTATATGGGACTTTAGTACCATTATACCAACATCTGAAAAGCATAGATTCGATAGTGAGTGTAATGAAATAATAGATGAACAATGTATTGGGAACGCGTGCGATACAAATGAAGAAAAAGCAACAACACTTAATAATTACTGTACAAGTGAACCCAACGACAATTGTTGCATATGGAACTATTCAATAGATCCAACTCCACCAAGATGGACCGTTAATTCTCTGGATGCGTGCAATAAAGGCCCTGCCGGATCCACCTGTGTTTGGAATAGTGACCCTACGCTCCGTAACCTGAGTGATTGGACGGGATGTACCAGAGATGTGATGCCAAAAAATCAGCATGATCGCGCTAATTATTGTTTAAATAGAGGACAACGATCACCCTGTTGCAAATGGACAACACCAGCAGCAGAAGCAGCATCTAATGAAGCAGCGATACTTATCGCAGCAGCACGAGCAGCAGCATCAGCAGCAACAGGAGAAAACGAAGGAATAGAAATACCCGATGAAGAAGAAGCAGAAGAACCAGTAGGATGTGGGTCAGGATGCGCTAATCCTATAGCAAACCCAGATCAGAATGCAACTTGGAGTACTGGAACTAGAGGATCACAGCCTCAACAATGTAGTGACTTGAAGCAATCCTCTGAATATGCCTGTGAGGCTTTTTGTCAAATACACCACGATCTACTCGGGAATCGGAATTACTGTCAAGGTTGTTGTATAGAAGCAACACAACCAGGAGCATCAGCAGGAGCACCACCACCACCACCACCACCAGGATGCTTACCATAAATAGTCCTTTAAATATTTAAATTAATAGAAAAAAAAAATATATAATATATAAATGAATAAATTTATTTTGTATTTTGTTGCAATAGTTTTAGGTATTTTTGTTGCTAATATATTGAAGGATGTTTGTGGATGTAATAATTTAGTTGAAGGGCAGTGCAGAGAAACCAGTTATTGGACTAATTCGCAAGATCCATCAGCAGAACTGATATGCCGAGCTAAAGAACACTACTTAAATATAGATGGAGATGATGATGCGGAATACTGTAATACTGAAAACCTTCGAGCTATTGGGTATCACGATCCATCAATTGACATTGACAGCATGACCCCATTGCAGTTAGCTGATACAGCATGCTCTATGATAGCTAATCCAGTATACGTAGGTCAGATTCTCAGTGGTAGCCGTAATACGTTTAACTTTGCTCAATTTGGAAGTAGGTGCTGTACTTTACAGGATCGTGTTAGTTACGATGCAGGAAATAGAGAAACACTATGGTGTACGTGTGATAACGGTACACCATACAGTGAGTGTGGTCAATACGTTGCAAATCAAGAAGTTAACGCCTGTAAAAGATGTGATGATGGGTATAAACTCGACTCGGGTCAATTCCAAGGATCGGGTGAGGACACCCGTGAATTTTTTACAAATGAAAATACATGTAGTCTCGCAAATTGTCCAGTTAATACTATGGGGGACCCACCGAATTGCGCCTGCGCTCCTGGCTACACCGGTTCCGTCACGGCCAGACCGGGTGGATATACTGTTACTTGTGGTGCAGCATTCCCCTGTCCTGATCATTCCAGTGGAAACCCATACCCTCCAAATTGCACATGCGATCATGGCTTCACCGGTACCATCACACCCATAGTGGGTGGATATCGAGGTTCCTGTGTACAAGATGGAGTTGTAGAAGGAGAACCAGGAGCAGGAGCAGGAGCAGGAGCAGGAACACAAGCAGGAGAAGGAGAACCACCACCAGGATGCTTACCATCAACACGTTAAATATAAACTATTAAATTTCAAACGCAATTCTATAAATAAACATTTCATTTTCTTTTTCTAAAGGAATTTCATAAAAAAAATCACTTACTTTTTGACTTTTATTATATAATTCAGGATTATTATATATATATGGTTTCATTACATAATTATTTTTATCATACATATTAAAAATTAATTCAATACCAAAAGATTCAAAATATTCTTTCATTTTTAAAATAGAATCAATTTCTAAAGAAGCAATATCTAATTTACCATCTTCATCTGAATATAGATATTTCATACCATCTGTAAATATTTGTAATAATTGTTCAAATACATGTTTATTAAAATTATTCCCAGGATTTGGTGGATCTAATTCTAATTTTATAGAGTTCTTTTCTTTCGGTGAATTTTTAAAAACATATTCAATAAATGAATTATGATCCCCACTTTTATATTCTGTATTTTCATTTTCCATTATCTATAGTTAATCAAATATTTTTTTAAATAATTATATTTAATTAAATATATTTTTTAATATTTTTTTCTATATTTTATATATATAATTATATGGGTGGCGGGTTAATGCAATTAGTAGCTTATGGTGCTCAAGATATTTACCTTACAGGTAATCCACAAATTACTTTCTTTAAAGTAGTCTATAGAAGACACACTAATTTCTCTATGGAATGTATCAAACAAAGTTTCAAAGGGACTCCGGGGGATAATTCTAGAGTTGTTGCTACATTAGCCAGAAATGGTGATTTAGTTCATGATTGTTTCTTAAAATCTGTAATTAATGTTTTGGGTGAAGACAGACATATAATAAATCCTGGACATATTATAATTAATAGTATTGAATGTGAAATTGGTGGTCAATTAGTAGATAAACATTATGGTCATTGGTTAGAAGTTCATTCTCAATTAACTGAAGAAGTTCATCCAGGTCATCATCTTGCTGAATCTACAACTACTTTAGATATGCAGATTGGTAGAGGTGATACTGAATCAAATTTAAATAATTATCAAAAAATGGCATATGCTGGAGGTATAAGTTTCAACATTGGTGATAAAAATAACGCCACCGCCTCTGGTCAAATTATGTATGTTCCTCTTCGTTTTTGGTTTAATAGACATGTTGGTTTATCTTTACCTTTAATAGCACTTCAATATCATGAAGTTAATATTAATATAGTATTCTCAGATATATATGAAAGTGTTGTAAGTAAAACTGAATTGTGGTGTAACTATATTTATTTAGATACAGATGAAAGACGCAGATTTGCTCAAGTTTCACATGAATATCTAATTGAACAATTACAATATAATCAATTTAGTGTTACTAATGGGGATAATTCATTAAAATTAAATCTTAATCATCCTGTTAAAGAATTAATATGGGGATCAAGATTAACTGAACATAAAGTTTGGGGGAGCGCTGTTACCGCTGGATATTTTACTAGTATATATAATTCAAATACAACTGTCGAATTAAAATTAAATGGCCATGACAGATTTGAAAAACAACATATAGATTATTTTACTAGATATCAACCATATAAATACCACAAAGGTATGGTAAGAGGTGGGGATGCTCTAGGGACGGAGGGGGCAGCTAACTCAAAACCCACCGTGATTAATGTAGATTGTGCAGGGGTTTATTCTTTTGCCCTTAAACCAGAAGAACATCAACCAAGTGGAACATGTAATTTCTCTAGAATTGATAATTGTGAAATGAAAATTAATGGGATAACAAATGCTTTATCAGTAATTGATATGTATGCTGTAAATTATAATGTTCTTAGAATTATGTCTGGTATGGGTGGGTTAGCATATAGTAATTAATTAATATTATGAATATTTTTATATTTTTATATTTTTTTATATTTTATATATATATATATAATATGGGTGGTGGATTAATGCAATTAGTTGCTTATGGTGCTCAAGATATTTATCTTACAGGTAATCCACAAATTACTTTCTTTAAAGTAGTCTATAGAAGACATACAAATTTTTCTATGGAATGTATAAAACAAAGTTTCAAAGGGAAACTTGATTCTAACTCTAGAGTGGTAGCAACTTTAGCTAGAAATGGTGATTTAGTTCATGATTGTTTCTTAAAGATTATAGATCCTGATATAGGGCAGCCGACCGCGTACGCTTATCGCGATTACCGAAGTAATATAGGTCATAATATTATTGATAATATTGAATGTGAAATTGGTGGTCAATTAATAGATAAACAATATGGTCATTTTATGGAAACATATTCTCAATTAAATGAAGATATTATAGCAGGTTTTCAATTAAATAATGGTATAACAATTTCAAATGATGATAGGGGTGGTTCTCTAAATATTGCTAATTTTAATACTTCTGATTATGGTATAGATGTGCGTGGTACCCTGGGGGATGCCGACGATAATCCATTATTTAGGGGGAGTACAGCAGCAGGCGAGAATGGTGATGAGGAACATGGTGAACGTAAGAGGCGGGATTTCCTCCGTTTGAACAATTTAAATACATTTCAGATAATGAGTTACAGTGGATCAGTTCAAATAATTAATTTACAGGTTGTGTCTGGAGATGATATTAATACCGAGGCGATTGATGGCCTGAGCAGACCAAAATTAGGATCAAATATATATGTTCCTTTACGTTTTTGGTTTTGTCGTAACCCCGGATTAGCATTACCATTAATAGCACTTCAGTACCATGAAGTTAATATTAATTTAAAATTAAGTGAAATATATAATAGTACAGCAGTCGATACTAAATTAACAATAAGCAATTTAGAATTATGGTGTAACTATATTTATTTAGATACAGATGAAAGACGCAGATTTGCTCAAGTTTCACATGAATATTTAATAGAACAATTACAATTAAATACTTTTAACAAATCAAGTACAGATACATCAGTTACAGTTAATCTTAATTTTAACCATCCAGTTAAAGAATTAATATGGATTAACTTACAGAGTGATACACCATGGGGTGCGCCAAAAACAGGGAATGGTTCTGATGGATCAGGTATATTAGGTAATTATGGACTGTCGGGCGGTAATAAATTAATATATGATTCAAATACAACTGTTGAATTAAAATTAAATGGGCATGATAGATTTGAAAAAAATGATATAGATTATTTTACTAGATATCAACCATATAAACATCATAATAGTGCTGGAGGATATAATTTTCATAATAATGATATAATTGCTGTATATTCTTTTGCACTTAAACCTAATGAACACCAACCAAGTGGTACATGTAATTTTTCTAGAATTGATAATTCTCAATTAATCTTTAATAATTTAACATCGTACGCATCAGGAGCGGGTAAAATATTTCATCTCTATGCTATTAATTATAATGTTCTTAGAATTATGTCTGGTATGGGTGGTTTAGCATATAGTAATTAATTAAATTAAATATTAAAGTTTTTTAAATTAATTTTTTTATTAATTTATTTATTTTTATAGAAAAAAATCTATATTATATTATAAATATATGAAAACTGAACAAATCATTGTTCTTGTTGTAGCTTTTTTTCTAGGGATGTTATTATTAAACACAATTAAGGGTGTATGCGGGTGTGATTTAGTGGAAGGCCAAGGCCAGGTTGGCTGCACAACAGAAGACGACATTAAAAAACAATTAAGTTTGTGTAAGGCTGCGAAGAGTGATGATGAGCTTGCCGCCAAGTCGATGAATGCATTGATTTACAGTGATATACTTGATACTAATAGTCGGTACTACAATAGGCATGGCAGTAAGACAGTCAGCGAGGACCAATTTCCGTGGAGGAGGTTACCGAAGATGCCAGACCAATTAGGTGTTGAAGTAGAAACCGACGACGGAGTGGCTGGATGCAACAAGGATAGGCTACTGGGGACTGAAGATAACCCCGGACCTTTTACAAATATTATGACAGAACTACTCCAGGCGCAATCTGATGGTATCAAAGTGGGGCAATTTTGTAGAGTCGGAGTACCAGGAGGAGATGGGGGGGGAAGAGGAGGAGACGGAACACAACTAGAAGGAGGAGCAGCAGGGGGGGGAGGAGGAGGAGACGGAACACCAATGTGTACATATCCATCAATACCTGCTGGAACAAATATGAAATATGAAAGTGCTAATACTGTTGCGGAAAATAGTGCTCCATTTGATAGCCCGGATGATGTTGTATGCATAAATGAACTTTATGTCCCTATTAGCAACGGTGTTCCTACTATAACGTGTGATGGTCCTCCATATGGAGATTTTAATGTAACGGGGGGATGCGAACCTATTACATGTAGTTTTAGTACTAGCAGTCAAGGATATAGTAAATTAAAAGGGACTACGGGAGAACCTATACAAATATCATTGGATACGACGAATAGCACAGTAAGTAATCCATCATTTCTTTCACCGGCATCACTCACATGTGCCGATGGCCGATACGGGGAACCATCTTTTGTTTGTGATAATACATCTGGTCAATGGCTTGTTAATAATGTAATTGGTTGCGAACAATGCCAACCACAAACTGGTTGTAGTGATACCACACCCACTGATTGTTTCACTGATCATGATTCTTCTGGCGATAACTATGGGTCTTTTCATTGTAATACTGCATCACCTGGATACTACATTGATGGAGATACTCCCGGTTTAGTTCTGTCGTGTGATGATCAGGCTAATTGTAATACATACAGCAATACTCTTCCATGTTTAGATGGAAATATTAAAGCATGTGGAACTGCCGCACCTGGCTACTACGTTGATGTAGGTATCGGTTCAGTTAATGAGTGTATTAATCAGTTGGACGGAGAAATAGAAAAATGTAAAACATACAGTCCTCCTACTACATGTTTACCGAATAATGAAAAATCATGTGAAACTGCCGCACCTGGCTACTACATTGATGGAGCTACTCCCGGTTCAGTTCAGTCGTGTGATCCTCAGGTAGATACCGCAGGTAATATAAAGTGTAATTCGTACAGCGATACTCTTCCATGTTTAGACGGAAATATTAAAGCATGTGCGCCATCTGGAGCAGAACCTGGCTACTACGTTGGTGATAACGGTTTAGTTCAGCCGTGTGGTGTTCAAACTGGTTGTTCTAGCCCAAGTGATGGTCAAGCATGTGTCGGGGATAATTTTAAATCATGTGATACTGTAGATGCTGGCTATTACGTTAATAACGGTTTAGTTCAGCCGTGTGGTGTTCAAACTGGTTGTTCTAGCCCAAGTGATACTCAAGAATGTGTCGGGGATAATTTTAAATCATGTGATACTGCAGATGCTGGCTACTACGTTGGTGATAACGGTTTAGTTCAGCCGTGTGGTGTTCAAACTGGTTGTTCTAGCCCAAGTGATGGTCAAGCATGTGTCGGGGATAATTTTAAATCATGTGATACTGTAGATGCTGGCTATTACGTTGATTCTACCGGTGTAGTTAATGAGTGTGAAGGTTGGGGTATGTTTACAAGAAGACATGCCGACGATAGTGAAGAAGATGTTGATAAATGTAGTGAATACAGCGATACTCTTCCATGTATACAAACAACCCGTCACGACGATTGGAACCAACCTCCGACGACGTATTATTCGAAAGCATGTGCAACCGCCGCACCTGGTTCCTCGACGTACATTGGTGATGATGGATTACCTAAAACATGCTTGAGACAGGACGAAATGGTACCCTATGGTAATACAGTTGTTGCGCGGAATATGTGTGGTCAATACAGCGATACTCTTTCTTGTATATCTAATAATGAGGCTAAGTATATGTACTGTGAAACAGCAGCACCTGGCTACTACATTGATACTCCCGGCTTAGCTAATCCGTGTGAGAGTCTATTAGGTTGCCAATTAGATGACTTAAGTAAATCTTGTTTTTCAGAACCATTAAATCCAAGACCCTTACGCCATTGTTATACTCCTGAAGATAACCACTACATTAGACCAGATAATATTCTCTCAGAATGTACGCAACAAGGTAATTGTGATGTAAATGACTTGAACCACTGCTTTAATAACCTTAATAGTGATCCCGATGATGTATATGGGAAATATTTATGTAATACTGCTGCCCCAGGTTACTATATCGATGAAAATGGTGTCCCTAATCAATGCGCTAATTCGGCATGTGGAACATGCGGAATATCAGATACTATTGATCTTACATCTGAGACCGTCACCGTTAAATCTGCCAACGAGATGATTACAGAAGATACAACAGATTTTGTTAATTCGTGCCAAAGTCTTGATAATATGTCAGATTGTAATAACGCTTGGGCTCCTGGTGGCGCGCAATGCCAGTGGAATACAGAATATACTGCACCAACAGAAGATTCAGAATCTAATGAAGAATCATCGGAAGTAGAAGTAGGAGGAGGAGGACCATCTGTAGATCCAATGGCTTCTGATAATCAAGAACCAGTAGAACCACCACCAGTAATCACATGGTCTACTGCACGGCCGTCTTCCTACATCAATGCGTTGTCTAGCATTAATCCACGCCCGAATGTGAATGAGGCACTCAAACAACTTTATGGAACAGTTGATATTAATGGTAATACAATTCAAGGCAGTTATGATTGTGATGCAACAGATGCAACAGCGCGGCCATTCGTTCCAGGATGTGGATTTCCAATTCATATTCATGTGGAAATAGGAGACCCCACGATAGCCAGCTGCATGGAGATAGATGAAAGTTTTGATTCTATTAAAATTAGGGAGGAAGATGATAGTTTGGAGGGAACGGTTTACTACAATGGAACTCCACATGTGTGGTGCTTTCCAGATACAGACATAACGTCATTAAATTTATGTGATAGCAGTATAGATTCTGCTCGTTAAAAAAAAAATAGATAATTAAATTTATAATTCAAAATACAATATTTATCTTTGATATCTTTGATATCTTTGACTACAATTAGTTCTACCAGGTTGATGAATGTTTCCATATTTTCTACAATTTTTCTTCATATTATAGATCTTTGAAACATTCTTATATTCTTTCTTTTTCTTAATCTTTTTAATCTTTTCAACCTTTTTATCTTTCACAGTATTTTCTTCAATTACAATATAATAATATTCGTTTTTATTGTAAATGATATATTCATCATTATCATAAGCAAGTAGTTGTTTCTTGGGAACAACTGCTTTTGTATTATTCACAGAATAATAAGTCAATACAGGTAGAGTGCATGCCATACAAGATAGTGTCATTAGTTATTTATAGTCTGTTAATTTAAGTTAGACCTTTGATTTAATTATAAAAAAAATTTAAAGTTAATTTCAAATTTACTTTTAAAGATTAAATATTATTCTTGTTTATTAAGTTCTTCTTCTAATGTGTGGAGGAATTGATGGGTATGGTATCTTAGGTTTATTAGTATTAATTCTAGATTTGTATGTATTTGGTGTGGTTTCTTTAACTGTAGGTTTAAAAGATCTTTGTATCATAAGTTCTCTCATCTTTTCAACAAGAGCGGGTTTTCGCCCTTGAACCTTCATGATCTCAAGTAGTTTTTGAATTTGTTCTTTGTTATTCATATTTGTTCTTTAGATAATTTAATTATTTTGTGTATAAATTTACACAGAATTGAATTTCAAATTTATTTAAATTATATTTTTAAAAATTTGAAATACTTAAAGAAATATTAATATAATTAATTGTAATACTTAAAGAATGGACGGACTTAGAGTATCTACTATGACAGCATGTACTGAAGTAACAAGTAATGTAAATCTTAAAAATCTATATAGTCAAGTTAGTATAGATGATTTTATAAGATATGCTGAACATGGTGATAATAATCATAAAGGTTATGCTAAAAAGAATGATAAGAAAAAACGAAAAGAAAAGACAAAAAGAACATTCTTTAATCAATTAACTTTACATTGCTTTTATAATGATAAAATTATAAATGTAAAGTTCTTTAATAATGGTAAAATACAAATGACGGGTTTAAAATATGAAGAACAGGGTTATAATTTATTAAATGATATATTAATCCCAATGTTTAGAACATTTACAGAAATATTTGATAATGATGAATTAAATATTCTTAATTATAGAATTGTAATGATGAATAGTGATTTTGATATTAAGAAAAGTATTGATAGAGATTTATTACAAAAGAATATTGTAGATAAAGGATATTATTCTACATTTGAACCAGATTGGTATCCAGGTGTTAATATTAAATATTATTTTAATACAGTTAATAATAATAATGGGATATGTAGTTGTAATAGTATATGTAAAGGTAAAGGGACAGCTGATGGAGATGGTGAATGTAAAGGAGTAACTATAGCAGCATTTGAAAAAGGTAAAATTTTAATCACAGGTGCTAAATCTAAAGAGCAACTGATTACTTGTAAAAATTTCATTGAAGATTTTATTGAAAATAAAATCAACTAGTGTTGAAGATTTTATTGAAAATATATCATAAATAAAATATAAATAATATATTAATATTATATATATGAATATAATTTATCCAGCAATACTTGTAGTAGCATTAATGATATGTTATTTTGTTTTTTCAAAAAAGGTTCATAAAAAATCAAATAGTTTAAATAAAGTTGTCGAAAGTTTTAAGAATACAACTGATTTCAATGAACCATCATTTAAATTTTTCAAAGCTTTAGATGATATAAAATCATCTGATAAGATAATATTAGAAAATATTCAATCTAAATGTTATTTAACAACACAAACTATTGAACAAGATTTGAAAATAAAAGTAATTAATATATTAAAACGAGTTATTTCAGATTTAAATAATATATTAAAAAAAGATGAATATTTTATTAATGATATAGAAGGATTATATATTATAAAAGATGATAAAAATAATTATAGAATTATAACAATATCTATGATACATGATGTTAAGAATTATTATTCAGTTAAATTTTTAATGGATTTAGTGTTTTTTAATAAAGAATATTATTTAAATTATTTAAATATAGATGAGAGAGCAACGAATAATATATTAAATACATATGATGTAAGACAAGTAGATCATTCTAAGGGGATATTATTTAATCAAGATATGGTGAATGAAGATTTAGAAGATACATTGAATGATATTTATAAAACAAATAATAAAATTTTAGATTTATCAGATATTAAAAACACAACATATAATTTTTTTAATTTAGATAATTTAAGTAAATATTATTTACCTGAAGGAGTTCCAAATATGTATTCATCAACATTTTGTGATAAATATAATGAAAAACAATGGGATTCTAATGGTAATCCAGTAGAGAATAATAATATACCTGAAGCATGTATAAGTAATAATAATTCAATACAACAAATATTAAATCAACCATATGATGCACCAGGAGTATTGAATGATGGTAAAAATACAAGTGGATATTCTTGGTTATTTAATCATTTTTCAAATCCTGGTATAGTAGCGAGTGATTATACAGTAAATTAATAATAGGGTTTTGTTAAATTAATCGGGTAAAAAACTTAAAAAAAAATCGACAACGGGTGAACTATCATCTTCGTTATTTTCTGGTATAGTATAACTTACAGGTGTTAATGTTGGAGCAATAAAATCTGTATCAGGACACATGGAACGATTTAATATACGGGATTCTCTATTTCTATAATTGGGATCAATACTTACAAAATCTTCAGTTGGTAAACATACATACGGGTTATTTTCGTCAAGATCTTTATAATCCCAAGAATGATTTGGTATTTTCATACAATCAACACATTTATTACAATTATCCGGATTATCTTCACCACAATCTTTATTTAAATGTCCATATATAAAATATATTATATATAATATCATATAAATAATAAATATTAAATTAAATATTTTTATAATTTTAGGTGTATCTATCAATTTGTCTTTCAATTCATAATATTTTGTTCTACCTTCTCTTGTAAACAATGTAATACAAATTAATATAATATAAATAGTATAAATAATAAATATAAATAACAAAGGGGGTGTGATAAAATAACTAATATTTTCTATGATATAGAATATCTGTCCTTTTAGATTATTATTTAATAATTTAAATGGTCCGAAACATTCTTCCTGTTGTTCTGGTGTTAAATTTCTACGAGAACAGTCTCCTAATTCACCTATAATATTATTACACATATTTTCTATTTCATTTGTTTCAGTGCTATTAATATTAACATTAATATCAATGGAATTATTTTCATTTTTAGGAATTTCACCTTCTCTCCATGGGTTATTAGCTTTAATATATGTTTTATTATTATTATTAAATGTTTTATCAATATTCATTTCATATAAAATAGTATTAGGATCAATATCTTGACAATTATTATTGAATATATTTTTCCTTATTGATCTTCGAGCTTGTTGAACTTTAATAGGTTCTTCATTTGTTTGATTAGGATATATTAAATCTCTATATTTATTTGTAGCATAACAAACATTGTATTTGCGAGGAGCACTAGTAGTATTAATACCATTAATTAACCCTAAATATTTGGTAATATTTCCATTTAATCCTTCGAATGGCCATGTTTGTGCTGTTTCTAAACAATCCATACCATTTGAACATAAGTATGTAGATTTATCAAGACATTTATCAATATTAAAACTATTTGAACGATTAGTGCATTCCCTACCTTCAAGATAATCAGAACTATCATAATATCTATAAGGTCTTTTTGAATCTTCTAATATGCTAGATGGTATAGGAAAATTACTATTATTATAATTATCACCCATTATATCATCATCACCACCTGTATTCTTATAATTCTCTAGTGTTTCATCTATTTTTAAAGTAAAATCACCAGCAAATCCGTGTTTAGATATAAATTTTTCACATCCACCTCTTAATGTTGGATTAGTCCATTTAGAACCAAAATCATATGAAATTTTATCAAAATCAAATTGTAATAAATTTATAATAATTTGTAGAGAAGTTATTATTGAACCAACTACCCACCATTTTAAATTTTTAAATATTCTATCTAAAGCTGCTCCGGTATCACTAATACCCAAATCACTTATATCAGTTGTATAATATCCAGGTTTTAAACCTTCTAATAATAACCATAATTGTGAACCATATATTCTTATAATTGAAAAAGATATAAAAATTATAATAATACTTATTAAAACTATATTATAATATGTTCCATCCTGATTGGCATTTTTTTTTTCAAAAACCATCCATATCAAGTCCACAATTAAATTTATTATTTTAGTAATTAATTCATTTATTTTATTTACACCCCTATCAAGTTCCTTACCGGTGGTTTCTGGTGGTTTTATATTTTTTAAATGTTCTTCTATGAAGTTAATTGAATATTCTAACATTACAGTATCTATCCCACCCATATGTATATATATTATATAATAACATTTTTATTAACACAATAATCTAACCAATTCTTTGGTATCTTTTCTAAATCATAATATATATATATCCCATTCATATAAAACATACTTTTTTCACCATTTTTTTTATCATTTAAATATCTGTAATAATATTGTAATATATCAGATACTTGACTATCTTCATTTAAAAATTTAATTATTATTTTCTTACCAACATCTAATAAATATATAATTGTTAACCAATTATAATTAGATCCTAAAATATGATATAAATAATCTGAATATAATTTATAATATTCTTTTTTTAATATATTTTTACTATGAGAATAACATTTACCATAATTCATTAATACTGGTTTATTTTTACATCTATTACCATTTTTTAAATTACATATACATCTAATTTTACCAACTCCACTATGACACATTATAGATATATTTCTTTTATGATCATTAAGAAACGGTTTATCAATATTATAATTCATTACTCTACATAATGGACAATTTATATAAAAATTATTATTATGATAAACCATTTTTTTAAAACATAAAAAATGGAATGTATGATTACATGATATTTTTTTAACAATATGATTATCTTTAATTTCTTCTAAACAAATAGAACAATTATTCATTTTTTTACATTAATATTTATACATAAATACTTAAATAATTTAAATTTGATTTTTAATTTAAAGTTAATTTATATAATTAAATATAAATATGTTCAGAATTATTAGTCGTAATATCACTTCATGGACTAGATATATCAGAACCGATACAGATAATTTAAAAAAAATAAATGATAAAATTACTAATAAAATTAATTTACCAAATAAAGATAAATTAAATTTTAATGATCATAGACATATTCTAAAAACATTTGATGCTAGATGGAATGGTAATATGAATAAAGAAGAATTTAAAATGTTAACAGATAGTTATAAAGGTAATATTGATTCACATGATAATTCATTATATCAAGAATCATTATATAAAAAAGAAAATAATTATTCAAACCATTCTATACAATCTATTGTAGATGATTATAATAGAAGATGGAAAAAGAATTTAACTGTAGAAGAATATTATAAAAATTTTAAATAGTTATATTATAATTAATAAAATGTCTTAATTATAATTAATAAATGTCTTAATTATAATTAATAAAATGTCTTTGACAAGTTTCATAACCTAATTTACAATTTTTATTACATTTATTACCTTTATTTTTTCCAGATTTTAAAATAGCTTGACATTTAACACTTTCAAATACATTATTTTCATCTATTATATGAACTTTGGGTTCAATTCTTTTTACTCCATTAACTAATGGTAACATTTGAAATGGTTTAGCACAATATGGGCATTTATTAAATTTATCATTTTTTAATGTTGTAAAAATACATTCATAATGATATTTAGATTTACAATCACAATCAAGTGATAATGAATATTTACAGTTTATATCTTCTCCACAAATAATACAATTCATTATTTAAGTATATATCAATATATATAATTGTATTTAAATGATTTATAATCAACAATTAAATAAAAATAATATTAATATTAAGAAACGATTAAAATATTCAGATAATTGCACTCTTATACCTATTAAATATAATAATAATGATTTAATTATTCAAACACCAAAAATGTATATACCATATGGTGAGAAATATGTTTATAATAATAATAATAAGAAATTTGTTGATATATCTTTTCAAAATATAAATAATGATAATAATATTAAATTATTTTATAATAATTTATTATTAATTTATAATAAAATAAATGATTTTTATGAATATAATGTAGATGATATTATAAAAAAATATAATAAAAATGATTTATTAAGATTAAAAATTAATAAAGAAATATTAATATTTGATCAAAATAAGAAAAATATTGATAAAATTATAAATAATACATATGGGTCATTTATAATATATTTACATGGATTATGGTTATCGAATAATACATTATATTTTCATTTTGAATTATTACAATGTAAAATAGATATCCCTATTTTTTTGAATGAATATAGTTTTATTGATGATGTTAAACCAGATTTAATTAATAATATTAAAAAAGATAAAGGAAATAAATCTAATAAAGGTAAAGGTAAAGGGAAAGGGATACAACCACCACCTCCTCCTCCACCATTAAATGAAAAATATGAAAAAATGATTAGAATGGGGATACCTAAAGAAGCTGTATTACAAAAAATGCGTTTAGAATCTAAAGTAAATAGAATAAAACCATCAGATTTACAAAATGTATCATTAAAAAAAACTAAACCGAATGAAAAGAGAAAATCAGAAGAATTACCATATTTAGCAGAATTATTTAAAAGAATTGGATTAATATCTAATTAAATATATATATGGTTAAAGATATATCATATTTTATAAATGATATTAAAAAATCATTTAAATCTAAAAGACTTAAAAAACCTAAGAAGTCTAAAAAAAATAAATATAAAAAAAAGAAAAATACAAAAAAGAAAAGATAAATTATTTTTTTAAATTAATCTTTCAATATATTATAATTAAAATATAATATAATTTATATATGGCGACTGTTAATGAATTACTAGAAGAAATTAAAAACGGATGTCCTGAATTATCTGAATCTATAGATACATTAAAATCTAATATACATGGTAATACTCTCTCAAAAGTTATTAAAAAAAAAACAGTTCAAACGCAAAAGAAACCAAGAGGTCGTCCTAAAAAAGTGAAAGAATCTGTTAAAGAATCTGTTAAAGAATCTGTTAAAACACAAAAGAAACCGAGAGGGCGTCCTAAAAAGGTTAAAGAACTAGTTAAAAAAGTATCTGTTAAAGAACCTGTTGAAGAACCTGTTGAAGAAGTAGTTGAAGAACCTGTTAAAAAAGAATCTGTTAAAGAATTAGAAGAATCTGTTAAAGAATCTGATGAAGAAGTTGAAGCTAAACCATTTAGTTCTATAAAAGGGTGTGGTGAAACTAAATTTAATAAAGAATCACTTGAAATGATAAGAGAAGATGATTTTTTAGAAGGTAATTCTGAATATTTTGAAGAGATTAAAACTGAAGATGATGGTAATTGTGGATATCATGGAGTAATACAAGGTTTATTAGAATCATATTATATCATGGGTAGCAAATCTAATGATAATTTAAAACGATTTGTAAAAGATATAGAAGAAAAATTAGGATTAAATCCAAAAGATATTATAATGAATAATAGGAAAAATAAGAAAATAAATATCCCTAGAGAAGTAATTAATCATTTTAAACAATTTATATTAGATATAGAAGATCCTATAAGAAAGATGCCAGATGGTTCATCAATTCATCAGATAGAAAGGGAAGGTGAGGTTCCTGAGGTTAAATGGAATTCAACTAAAGAAAAATATACTAAAGAAAAGGTTCCAATAAAACAATTAAGAAAAAATAGAAAGGTTAATAAAGAAAAATATGATAATATTTTTGGTGGAATAAAAGATAGTGATTCTATTAGTAGTGGTTATTGGCTTACAGATTATGTTCTTACAAATATAGTATCAATATTTGAAGTCCCTGTATATGTATATTTAACAGAAGCAATACCATTAGTACCAGACGCTGTTTATGAAGATAGTTCTGATAAAAAGGAAAATGAAATAAAAAAAGATAGGTCTTATAATTTTCCAAATAGTTGTCCTCAAGGTATGGATGGAGATTGTGGACATATAATATTTATGGTAAATCATGTAGGTTATCATTTTAATTATTTAAAAACAGATATCCAAGATTATAATGAAAACATATTGAAATGTTTAGGAATAGATGATGTTGAAAAACAAGGTAAATCATCATCATCATCATTAGTATTTGATAATTCACCTAAAAAATCTGATAAATCTAAATCTAAATCATTATCTAAATCATCATCAACACCATTATCATCCACATCATCATTAGAATTTGATAGTTCACCAAAAAAATCTAAATCTAAATCTAAATCTAAATCTAAATCGGATGAAAAATTGAATAAATTAATGAATTTGGGTATTGATAAGGATAAAGCAAAAACATTATTAGAGAAGACAAATGGAAATATTAAAGAAGCAGCAGATATAGCATTTAAATCATCTAGTAGTTCTGTAATTTCATCATTATCTTCTACAATAGATTCAGTAATATCTGAATCAGAATTAAATATGTTGAATTATAAAAAACAAACTAAATTGTATGAAAAAGAATTGATGAAAATAATAAGGAAACAAATGCCTGATTCACCTGAACATGCTATTCAAAAAGTGTTTGACGATAAAATAAAAGAATTAAAATCTAAACATAATTAATAATGGATAATGTATTTTTAATAGATGAAGAACATGAATTAAGAGATGAACATTATATAAATGAAAATGATATAATACATAGACAAAATATATCAGAAGGTGTAGATAATAGAAAAGGTATTTATGATATAGATGGATTAATTCATAGACAAGTTACAAGAGAAAATATATTATTATCTGAAAATGATGATTCTTGTATAAAAAGTTCAGATAGTAAAACATTAAAATTTAATTTTAATATAGATAATGCAGGTGGATTAAATTATAAAAAAAATGTTATAGGATTTAGATTAAATGAATGTATTTATACATCACCAGTTTTTAATGTAAAACAAGGTATTAACGATACAATTCAATTAACTATTAATAATAATTCTTATATCATTACTATACCACAAGGTTTTTATACAATTAATACATTATTAAATACTATAAATATTTCTACAGCTGTAAATGTATCTGCGGGTGAATTAGATACCTCAGTAACTAGTATATTTACTTTATCTTTTGATTCTATAACATCAAAGATAAATATAATAAAAAATCATAGTGATAATATAATATTTAATAATTTAACTGTAGATTCATTAATGTATAAATTTGGGTTTCATGGAATATCTGGAAATACTTTAACTATAAGTGGGAATAAAGTAGCCGATACACATCCAGCATTAAATATAGGTTCATATATAGATATAGTTGTGGATGAAATACCATATAAAGCATGTAAACAAAATTCAAGAGGATTAAATATTGTTCATAGATTACCAATTACAACAACATCTGGCTCATCAATTGTATATTATAAATCTAATTTTATAGATCATAATTTTCAATATTTATTTTATCCGATGAATTTAAGTCAATTAACAATTCATTTATATATGGATGGTAATGAATTAAATTTAAATAATATGACATTATCATTAGAGTTTGAATTAGTAATTTTAAATAAATAAATAATTTAATTTTATCGATATAAATAATTTAATTAAATTTTATTAAATATAATATTTTAATTAAATTAATTGATTTATTATATTAAATTTAATTGATTTACTTATTAAATTAATTGATTTTATTGAATTAATTTATCTAAAAATTAAAATTACTTAAAAAAATATCTAATATATATATTAAAAATGGAAGGAGTTGATTACAAGAATTTTGATGCTGTTGTAAGTAAAATGCGAACATTCTTTAGAGACGTAAAGGGTTATAAAGAAGTTCATACCCAAAATAAACTAAGTATTCTTGCTGCATGTGAGGATCCTAATACTATTGCGACTTATAATTATAATGGAGAAGTCTGGCCACTCCCTCAGACTGGGCAAATGTGGTTAGAGCATTATCTCCTTGAGCATCCAGAAGAAGATGGTTTCTTCTGTGTATCAACTTCTTACCGAAATGAACCTAATCCAGTAGAGGGACGACACGATAAGATTTTCCCTATGTTTGAGTTTGAACTTAAGGGTGGTATTGATGAACTACGTAAGGTAGAAATGGAACTCCTAGATTATCTAGGATTCAATGCTGAAGGATTAACAATGACTTATCCTCGCGATGATTATGATAATGTAGCAAATAAATATGGTGTTGTAGAACTTGATCATATTCATGAGGAATATATCGAGAGAGATTTTGGTAAGGCATTTTTCCTTGAGAACTTTCCTCGCCATACTTCTCCATTTTGGAATATGAGACATACTGAGGATAAAGAACATGCTAATAAGATTGATGTCATCATGCATGGTATTGAGACTATTGGATCTGCTGAACGCTCTACTGATCCTGAGCAAATGCGCGAGATGTTCCATACTATCTCTGAAGGTGGATATGCTAATATTCTATTCGCACAATTTGGTAGAGAGCGTGTTGAAAAAGAACTAGAGACATTTTTGAGTAAGGATTTCTTCCCACGATCTGGTGGTGGTATTGGCATGACTCGTATGATTCGTGCCATGAAACTATCTAACTTAATTTAACTAAGTTTTTAGGAACTAACCAAGTTGAACCCTTTTCACCTGATTCTTTACCAGGTTTACAACATATTCTATATGATTTAGCTGTTTCACCCTCAATAATACCATTAAATTCTTTTCCATCTTTTGACCACTCAACTTTAGAATCATTAGGTATTTTATCTAATACTGGTTTAATTTCTTTCTTATCTTTTTTATCTTTCTTAACTTTTTTAACTTTCATAGGTTTAATAGGTTTTTCTGATATATATTCTTTATAATTATTAACAAGTATTTTAGGTTCATCTACTAAATAATATTCATTTATATCTATATTTTTAATTTCATTAAATAATAAATTAATATTATTTGAATTTTCAATATATTCTTTTCTTAATTCTTTTTTTTTAATAATATCATCAGATTGTTTAATATCATTTAATAATCCTTTACATTCTAATTTTAAATCTTTAATTTTTGAATAATTTTCATTTATTTTTTTTTCATTATCAGAATTATATTTATTAAATAATTCTTTTAATTTATCGACTTTTTCATTATGTTTTTCTAATAATTCTTGATTATCTTTTATTAATTCAGGATTTATATCAATAAATTTGCTAATATTTTCCCAATTAATCATTTCATTAAATTTAAATTTAAAATATCTTAAATCTTTATCAGATTTATAAATAGGTAAGATAATTCTAATTTTATTACCACATTTAGATTCATCTGAACTAGTTTCACCACAACTCATTATAATTTCAGAATTATTTTCTATAAATTTTTTATGATCATCACAACCATTACATCTAACATGTTTATCACTTGATAAATATAAATGTTTTTCATTAAAAAAAATACTTATTAAATCTAAATATTCACTCATTATGGTTATGTATATTATTATATAATTTATTTATTTTATGATTATATATTAATTTATTAATTTCTCTATTTTTATATCTTTTATAAAGTAAATATATGAATAATACTATTACAGAAAAAATAATTAAATGAATAATTAAATAATCAAATCTACCTGTAAATTTAGGTTTAGGTTTAATATCAATTGGATTATCTAAATGAATATTTTTATTAATATTATTAAAAAAAGATACGGTTTTAATATCAGTTAATTTAGGTCTTGACATAATTAAATATTATATAGAGAATAATTTTATTCAAACGAACTTATTATTTTTACTAACTAAAAAAACATATAATACAATACTAGGTATTAAAATAACTAAAAATACTGGATATAATGTTTGTTCTTTACCAGTGCCATATGATTTAACAGAACCATCCGAATTAAATAATTGAGAAGGTTTTTTAACAAATAAAGCTATTGATAATAATATCTGAAATACTATAACAATAAATACATTTTGATCAATATTTATAATCATTTATATATTAATATAAAATATTTTAATAAAAAATATTAATTACTATAAGCTAAATATAATTACATATACCCTATATGGAATTTATAATTACATATACATATGTTGAGGAGGTTGATCAGAATTATTAATCTTTAAGAATATATCAACATCTTCTTTATTAATATTATAGGGTAATTTAAAATCTTTTATTTTAAAATTTAAATCAATATTCTCAGAATTATTAGTTAAATAATAAATATTAATTTTACTAATAATACTTTCAATACATCTTTTTAAATTTCTAACACCTTCTTCTTTATTAGTATGTTTTTCAATAATATATTCTAATACATCATTATTAATAATAATATCATCATGTTTAAATAAATATGTATCATATAATTCAGGATAAATATATTCTCTACAAATTTTAATTTTATCTTTAGTATTAAATCCTTTAGTATTAATTACATACAT